TCTAGTAAAGACATATACAGTAGAACAACTTACGGAATACTTTAACAGTGACATACCAGAGCGTACAGCCAATGTTGCTATGAGTATTGGTACAAGTGATGCTGACTTTTATAAGTTGGTTGATGTTCAAGCACAAGTAGGTGACAAATTAAAATACGTGTGTATGGACATTGCAAACGGATACTCAGATCACTTTGCGGCAAGAGTACGTAAAGTACGTGATCAGTTTCCAAACATAGTAATTATAGCAGGTAACGTGGTTACCGGAGAAATGACAGAGGAGTTAATTTTAAGTGGAGCAGATATTGTTAAAGTGGGTATTGGTCCCGGGAGTGTTTGCACTACTCGGATACAAACTGGTGTTGGATATCCGCAGTTATCTGCCGTCATCGAATGTGCAGATGCCGCCCATGGACTTGGGGGTCACATTATTGCTGACGGTGGGTGTACTTGCCCTGGTGATGTTGCTAAGGCCTTTGCAGGTGGAGCAGACTATGTTATGCTCGGTGGTATGCTTGCTGGCCATGATCAAGGCGGCGGTGAAGTAATTACCAAGTACTATCAGACAGATGAATTAGAATATGAAGTTGGCGATCATTTAAGTAATCATAAACGTAAAGTACAAGAAAAACAGTTTGTACAGTTCTACGGTATGAGTAGTGATGCCGCTAACACAAAGCATTTTGGTGGACTTAAAGACTATCGTTCATCAGAAGGCCGCGAAGTTTTTGTTCCGTATAGGGGCGATGTCGCGGTTACAGTGCAGGATATACTAGGCGGTTTGCGTAGTACTTGCACATACGCAGGCGCTTTGAAGCTAAAGCAACTTAGCAAATGCACAACGTTTGTACGTTGTACTCAACAATTTAATGGAGTATATGCGTCAGATGATAAATAATAACGTACAAAGAGAAGAGCTCAATGTACATGCAGTGCCCATAAGGGACTGTAAAATTAATCTTGCTTAATATAAGGAGAAAACAATGACAAGACTAACAACTCTAGACCTACCACACTTCCACAGAGCCACAGTAGGCTTTGATAGATTATTTGAACAAATGAACACGCAGTTCGCAAATAGTCCAAACGGAAATGGGTATCCACCATACAACATAGCACAAATCAACGATGACGAGTATATGATCTCAGTCGCAGTTGCTGGCTTTGGTATGGACAATCTTAATATTACTAAAGACGGTGATACACTAAAGATTGAAGGAACTGCCCCTAAAGGAGATGAACAAGTCAATTACCTACACAAAGGTATTGGCGGACGTAGTTTCCGCAGGGAGTTTACACTTGCAGATCATGTAAATGTTAAAAATGCAAGCCTTGAGCTAGGCATGCTTAACATTCACTTAGAACGTGAATTGCCAGAGGCATTAAAGCCTAAAACAATTAAGATCAATGATGGTCTTACAATTGACGGTGAAAGTAAGTAAACAGTCTAGGGGGAGTGCAATAACTCCCCCGAAACAAAGGAAAATGATATGAGCGTAGAACTAGAAACAGAAATTAATGTAAAAGAAAAGATTAAAGAAGTTGTCCAAGAGCCGGGCAAATACAAAGTAATCTTTGCTAACGACAACGAAACTCCTATGGATTTTGTTGTAGATTTATTAGTAGATATTTTTAGGCATTCAGCACAAACTGCACAAGAACTAACTATGGCAATACATGAGAAAGGTTCAGCAGTAGTTGGACTATACACATATGAGATTGCTGAACAAAAAGCAGTGGAATGTACTAAGATTTCTAGAGAACATGGCTATCCTTTACAGGTGGCAATTGAAAAAGAATAGTATAAATACACTAGTAAATTGAATGATAACTATTACACAAGGAGTAATTAAATGAGTTTAGCATCACTAACACAAGCCGCTCATCAGAACGCAGAACGTCAGGAATTCGCAAGAGAAATGATGTCTGGCAAAATGAGCGAAGTAAAATATAAAACATACCTATACAACATGTGGTTAGTATATGACATCCTAGAAGATGTTGCACTAAGCATGGGTTGTTTTGGACCAGAAGATTTATCAATGCCGGATGACGATCTACCATTAGATGGTTTAATCCAAGCAGATGATATTTGGGCAGACTACGTAGAATTAGGTGGAGCCGAAGATGGTTCAAATCCACCACAGATAGCACCTTCAGCAGAAGCATACAGAAGTCACATTGTAAAAAATTGTCAACACGATAAAGACAAATTGTTTGCACACGTTTATGTAAGACACATGGGCGATTTGAGTGGCGGACAAATGATTGCAAACAAAGTACCTGGATCAGGTAGAATGTATGCATTCGCAGATATGAATCATTCTGTAGATGAAATGAAAGCATTAATTCGTAAGCGTACTAAAGATAGCATGGCTGACGAAGCTAATAAGGCTTTTGAACTTTCAACAGCAATTTTTGAAGAACTAAACAATTTCACTTACTAAAGTTAAGTAGGAGAGTAAAGTGATCTGGGATCAACTCGTCGACTGTCAAGAAGATATCATTCAAATGTTCAATGCCCGCGGCACTGAAATAAATGAACCAGGAATGGACCATTTTAATCAGGCTGACGGGAGTTGGATTAACAGAGTATGGGAGAACGAACATGTTCGCAGAGCTCATATTGATGTAGTCGACGCAAGAGATACTAAAGGTTTGTGGATGATGCATGTTTGTGTATTTCCACAACTTAACAATAACGGTCCAATTTACGGATTTGACGTTATTGCAGGAAAGACTAAAATGACTGGTGCTTTCCATGATTTTTCTGCTAGTTCAGGCGGAGAAGATCACCCTATGGTTCAATGGTATCAGAGTGCAGTACAAGACTTTGTGCCAGAAAAGAAGCGTGAGTTACCCGAGTGGGCAACAAACATCTTTACTCCAAGTATGATTGCGGCAAGCAATGTAAAGGAAGAAGAAGCAACTGTTATTATTCAACTGGCGCTTGACAACCTTGAAACGTACTTTGATTCCGTTGGCCAGTATACAGGCGAAGGTGATAGAGACTTAACTATTGCAAGTCAAAACTACTATTGCCATAATCAGCAACAAAATCCACATACCCCAAGAGTAATGAAAAGCCTAGGGCTTAATGAAGCAGACGTTGATAAATTCTGCACAGACATGCTCTTTCCTAAGATTAAATAAATACTTATAGTAGAGCGTGAGGGCGCCTCACTACAAAGAAATAATATTAAACTAATTCGTACTTTTTTGCCTTAGCAATAAATGTAACTCTACCTAAATCCAAAGACTTTGCGGCTTTAGTTTGATTACCATCATGTTCTCTTAGTGCTTCACTTATACGACTCATTTCAAGTTTAGTAACTTCATCATTGAGATTTGTTTGTAATTTAGTGTTGATAGGAAATGCTTCGTCTAATGCGGCCCATAATCCATCTTGTTCTTCTTTATATGTTGTCATAAAAGTATTTAGTATGCTTATCTATACGTAAGTATGTTATATTGGTGTAAAATTATTTACACCTATATATAAATAGATGTGTAAAGCGTGAGGGAGGCAACACTATTACGATCTGATAAATATCATATATAGGAGTCTGACAAATGTACAAAAGTATTATATACATAGGCGTTACAATTATGTTATTAATCAGCAAGCCAGTGGCCGCCGAACTTACTTGGGGTTTTAAATCTCCAGCTTTCCATTATGGAAATGGTTACTCGTCACATGTTTTAAGTGTTGAGCAACTACAATTTAATAGAAAGAAAGATTTACAAGATGAGGCAAACGCAGAGGCTAAAAGATTAGAACGAGAGTTAGAAAATACTACCCTGAATAAGTTTATTAAGAACGTTGAGTCAAGAATTTACGCAACGTTAAGTAAGCAAATGGTAGATAGTATGTTCGCTGATTGTGGTAATAGTTGTGCAAACAGTGGATCAGCAGAAATCGAAGGTTCGCAAATATCGTGGGCTAAAGACACAACAACAGGAGCAATTACGCTAACCATTGTTGAAGAAGATGGAAGCACTACTACTATTGAAATACCAGGCTCAGGGAATTTTAACTTTTGAACAAGATCTTAACTATCATAGGCTTATTGTTACTAACTGGATGCAGTGGAACAATGCAACAGTCACTGGCTATAAAGGAAAATGCTGGTCCACCAAGGATACAGCCGGCTCCATTAGCAGACAGGATGATTGCAGTTCCTGAGTTAGACGGGCAGAAAATTACTATTGCAGTTTATAGTTTTTCAGATAAAACTGGACAACGTAAACCTGCAGATAATATTGCTAATCTATCTAGTGCAGTAACGCAAGGTTCAGAGGTTTGGGTTATAAAAGCTCTGCAAGATATAGGCAACAAAACATGGTTCGAAGTTGTTGAACGTATAGGTATGGATAACTTGATTAAAGAAAGACAGTTGATCCGTAACACTAGAGAAGTATACGAGAAAAACTTACCGAACGGTCCAAGAGCATTAAAGCCAATGGTATTTGCAGGACTGATACTTGAAGGCGGCATTATTGGTTACGATAGCAATGTAGCTATTGGAGGTGCTGGTGCAAGATATCTTGGAGTAGGCGCACAAACTGAGTATAGAGTTGATACAGTCACAGTAGTGATGAGAATTGTATCAGTTAGCACTGGAAAGGTGTTATTGAGTATTGCAACAGAAAAAACTATTGCAAGTTCAAGGTCTGGAGCAGACGTATTTAAGTTCTTAGATATGGGAACTAAATTGATAGAGTCGGAGACAGGTTACTCTGTTAACGAGCCAGTAAATTATGCTGTAAGGGCGGCAATTGAAGCAGGTGTAGTGCAACTGGTATATGAAGGTGAAAAGGAAGGACTTTGGAAGTTTAAAGAGGTCAGTACAAAATACAAAGGCGAGGTGCCTAAGCTGAGACCATTACCATTAAAAGATGCATTGGAAAAATGGCCTAAAGCTAGATTGTACTGTAGCGAGAAAGATTTATGTTGGCCTATAGAAGCTGAAGAAAAAATAATAACAAATACAACGAGGGACAACAATGACAAGAAAGTACATTTCAAATAGCTTAACAGCATTAGTACTACTAATCTTTAGTGTGGCTCCTGCTTTGGCTAACGACATATACATTGAGCAAGTGGGTGATACATTAGATTTAGATATTGTGCAAGACGGAGCAAATAACGTAATCGGTACATCAACAACAGACGTAAACTTAGATGGTGACTCGATGACATTTGCTATAACACAAACAGGTAGCTTAAACACAATCGTAGCAGATATCCAAGGTGACACTTATACTGGTACATGGGTGTTTACAGGAGATAGTAACACAGTGGATTTAAGTTGTGATAGTACAAGTGGAACCAATTGTGAAAACATAACTTTAAATATTACAGCAACAGGTGATTCAAACGCATTTACATTTGACATTGGCGATACAGCTGATGCAGATGGATCTACAATTGGATTCACAATCACTGGAGACGGAAACGTTATTAACTCAAACGTTGACGGCAAAAGTGCATTGGTTGCGGTTACTGTAAACAATAGTTCAAGCACAGCAAGTGGCGGTGCGGCTAGTGGAAACAATTTAACATCAAGTGGTGCAGGTAATGTAGTTGATATTAACATAAGTGGTGACGGCGACAGTGCAGGACACACAGTTAAAATTGATGCTACAGGCGGTGCAAGTAGTTATACAGTTACACAAAGTGGAGTCAACGATAATATGGTTGACGCTGATTTTGCTGGTGATGATCAAGACGTTGATATAACACAAAGCGACTAAGGAATGACAATGGCGCCGAACAAGTATACATGGTTTCTGCTCCTAGGTTTGATAGTAATAGCTATTATAGCTAGACCTGCATATGGTAATGTAGGAGAGATCGGACAGATCAAAGGATCAGGTGTACTTGAAAGAGACGGCGATGTTGTTATTGAAGGAGACGCAGGTGTTGGTGTTCAAAGCATGGACTCTGCTGTTACAGCAAACGGTACTATGCGTATTGACTTTGTTGACGAAACAAGAGTTGAACTTACAGAACAATCAAGACTAGTAATTGACGAGTTTGTATACGACCCAGCAAACGATGTAGGGTCACTTTCCCTCAAAGCAAGTTTAGGCACAGTGCGTTATGCAAGTGGCCAAATTGCAAAAAAATACAAACAGAATGTAAAGATAAGAACACCTAGTGCTACTATTGGTGTTCGTGGTACAGACTTCGTAATGGTCGTAGATGAAGTGGGCGGGTCAATGATTACACTATTGCCTAGTTGTGATACAGCAGGCATGTGCTACGTAGGAGAAATTACTGTAGAAACAGATGCTGGTATGGTTATTATGAATCAAGCGTTCCAGGCAACAGCAACAGTACATGGTATGCGTAAGCCAACACCGCCAGTACTGTTAGATCTAAGCGAAGACCAAATCAACAACCTATTACTATTGCGTAAGCGTACACCTATTGATGAATACTCAGAAGCAGAAATGCAAAGACGTAGAAAACTAGCAGACTTCTTAGGTGTTGACTTTTTAGAGTTTGACGGCTTAGAAGGCGATGCACTCAAAGATAGCATTGAAGGTATTTGGAAAACAGCACTAGACGAAACTGATTACATGTTAGCTGACATGCTACATGACATGCTAGACAAACTTAATGAAGCACTAGCGGCATTGTTCCAAGATGAATTAAAAAGACAAAACGCAAGACTATTATCAAATGTTCCTAAGGTAGGGTTTGATCCTAAAACACAAATTAGATTAGACAAAATAGAACCGCACTGGGTATGGCAACGTGAAGACTTTGAACAAGGCGGTTTTATTAGATTAAGATTAAATACTAGACACGATTACACACTAGATATTGAACAAGGAGATTTCTTCCTATATGACTATAGATTGGGTAGCGAAGGCACTAATAGTATTACTATTATTCAGTCCAACAACTAGTTGGGCAAATGATGCCTTAATATATTACAGCACAGGTGGAACAAACACAAGTTCACACTACAATCATTTAAAAAGTGAACTTGAAGATTTAGGTTTTACTGTGACAGGAAGTACAAGTGGCACAGTAAGTTCAAATGATCTATCAGGCAAAGAACTTGTAATTGATATAGCAGGAACTTCAAACTGTGGCAGTACGTGTAAAACAAACTATGAAAGTTTTATAGGCAACGGAGGACACGTAGTCATTCTTGCACCCAACGGAGCAACCAATAGAATAGGTAGCATTGAATCGTTGGTTGAAAGTAAATTAAGTGTAGGAAGTATGTATATAGCAGGTAGTTGTAATACCTGTTGGGGTTCATATGCGGTAGGCGATTATGCTTCAAGCACATCAAGTGAAAACACATTGCCAGGACCAGACAAACTGTTTACAGCAAGTGGCGGTACAGCAATGGCAAAAAATAGTACAGGCAGTAGTTGGAACACTTGGTATAATTGGGAGTATGGTAGTAATGGTGGATCAATTACAGTTTCATTTGGTTATGGACAATTACTATCAACACATCAATATAGTAATAACATGGTAGACTTCCTAACTCGTGCAATGACAGAAGCAGGATTAGTTGCAACAACGACAACATATACTTCAAGTATAAGCAATGCACAAACTAATCAGATCTCAACAGCCAGAGGTGTAACACACAGTGGCAACGGTGTATACATTGAACAAATAGGAGACAGCAATACACTTACTATCGTACAAGACGGCGATGACAATCTTATTGCAGGTAACGGCAGTTTAGCAAAAGCAGAGATAGTTGGAGATAATAACAACACTACACTCAAACAAAAAGGTGAAAACAATGTTATATTGTTTGGGATTACTGGCAACTCTAATACAACAACAGTTGACCAAGGAGTTACAACAGGTGCAGATGATAATAGAGTTGAGTTTGATATTGACGGTGACTCTAATATATTAAGTATTACACAAAATCATAATAATACTGTAGGTAACAACGGACACTATATTGCAGTAGATATAGATGGAGATATTAATAATGTTAATACCAGCCAGTTAAATGACAGTGATAAAAAAGCATTTATTTCTGTACAAGGTGATGACAACGATATAGATGTTAACCAATGGGGATCAGGATCTCACTATACAGAAATAGCAGTAGGTAACGATCAAACAGTTGACATAACACAAGACGGAAGTGGCAATCACAATGCTAGTATCTCAATGTCAGGTTATGACTCAGGACTTGATCTTACACAAGATAGTTCAACAGGACAAGTATATTCAATAAATCAAAATTGTGTAAACGCAAATGGTTGTGGCACAACTACTATTACCCAAAACTAAATATTAGTGATGAACGAATATCACTATAAAAACTTCTACTTCAAAAATTTAAACAGCCGTAGCGTATTATACAAGGACGGTTGGATACTGTTTATGGGCAACAGTTGGAGCGGTATATTACAGTTCTTAGAAGCAACAGACAACGCACCTGAAGTTCGAGCAATGTTCAAACAACAACTAGAACAGCGTGAAATAATAAAATCTTCACACCTCACAAAGTAACATAAATACAGTATGACGAAGTATATTACACATTGGACTGTGGCGTTTGTCACAGCGTTCATTATGATAGGTCTGCATTACACAGATGGTCAATTAGTGCAGACTGCTCGCCTTAAGCAATTCGACTTACTTCAACAAACTGATAAGGCAACATTATCCCAGGACGTCGGCATCGTGACCATTGACGAAGCCGCCATTGAAAAGTACGGGCAATGGCCCTGGAAGCGTGATATAATTGCAGATATAATCTGGAAACTTCGCGAAGCAGGTGCTGGTATCATCGTAATTCCTGTTATCATGTCTGAGACAGATAGACTAGGTGGTGATATTCAATTAGCTGAAGCACTTGCGGGTAACGGTGTTGTAATAGCACAAGTAGGAAGTACCCAAGCCAATCGTAATGCGGTCCCTCGAGGCATTGCGAAAATTGGTGATCCTGTGCCATATATGTTTGAATGGCCAGGAATGTTAGGACCAATCCAATTGCTAGGAGATAATGCTGACGGTGTGGGCGTGTTGAACACTAACCCAGAAATCGACGGTGTTGTAAGACGAGTACCACTCCTAATGCGTGTCGGCGAAGACACGTATCCCGCTTTAGCAATTGAAGTTATTCGTGTAGCAACAGGAAACCCTAGTTACCAAGTTAAAGAAGCTGGTGGTGGAATAGAAGCAGTACGAGTTCCTGGTTACCCAATTATAAAAACAGATCCTAATGCACAGATATGGTTGAGATGGAATAAACAATTTGAAACTATTAGTGCGGCCTCAGATGATTATAGATCGTTTGAAGGGAAGACTGTTATTATAGGAGTAACCGCAGAAGGCATAGGTGGTTTAATCGCTAGTCCGACTGGACCACAACACAACTATATACCGGCCGCAGTAACACTTCAAACTGTGATAGATGGCGATCAAATTGAGCGTCCCTATTGGGCATTCTTAGCAGAGCTTATCACAACCGGACTACTAGGCATAGCACTGGTGTGCGTTGGAAGGTTTGCCCCTTACTGGTTGGCTGGAGGAATATTAGTTGCGTTTGTGGGAGGACTCACCTATAGTGTACATTATGCATGGGTTAATTATTTGTACTTGTTAGATGGTACAATGCCTATGGTAACTGTATTTGTAGTAGGCTTACATGCAATCTTTAATAGATTTGTAAGTGAGTATGCACAGAAACAAGCAATCAAAAAACAGTTTGCAGGATATGCATCACCAACAGTAGTACGTATGCTACAAGAGAATCCTGCACTTATAAAAGATGGTATGAAGAAAGAAGTTTCAATTTGTTTCTCAGACCTAAGAGGCTTTACACCATTAGGTGAATCATTTGGTGATGATGTAAAAGGTCTAACAAAAATTATGAATGGTTACATGGATGCCATCACACAACCTATACTTGACGCAGACGGTATGGTTATTAAGTACATTGGCGATGCAAGTATGCACGTACACAATGCACCAATTGAAGATCCGCAACATCCAAAGACAGCAGTACAATGCGGATTGGATATGTTAAAAGCAGTGGAGATATTTAATGATAAGATTACCAAAGAAGGAAGACCCCCAGTGGGTATGGGGGCTGGTATTAATACTGGGCTTGGCTATCTTGGCGAGATGGGTTCAACAGCCCGACACAGTTATGACGTCCTTGGAGACTCAGTCAGTACAGCCGCTCGTATTGAAAGCAAGTGTAAAGAATACGGATGTGTATTACTTGTTGGAGATGCGACATACCAACGTACTAAAACCGACTTTTTCTATTTAAAAATCGACGATTTAGCAGTTAAAGGTAAAACTGTAGGTATTACAATATGGACAGTGTTAGATAATAGACGCCCTGCTTGGCGTACAGCACAACGTAAGCATGAAGAAATGCACAAAGCATATCTAGCACAAGACTTTGACAAAGCAATAGAATTATGTAATACACTACACAGCCACTTTGATGGCAAAATGAGTGCATACTATGACATGTGGATTGAACGTTGTGAATTCCAGAAAACACAAGACCTTCCTAAAGACTGGTCCGGTGTGTTTATTGCTACTTCGAAGTAAGTAAGTACGCTTTCCAATAAGCATTACGCTCGTTAGTACTAAGTCTCTTTGCTTCGTGTTCCTTTAGTTTTGCTATGTAGTGTTCCATTGGAATCTTTACATTTGCAGTTTGTGCATACATCATTCACACACTCCTTGCAGTCTGGTTGGTAACAGTGACATCTATGTCCGCAACTCTCACAGTAGCGAACTGGCCCTATCAATCTTTTGTACCCGTTGTATTAAATGGGTCGTTTGTTATGTCTGTATATTTTGAAACTATTTCTTCTAGTTCAGCTCTACGTTTTTTATCTAGTTTGGCTTCGTTTTCTAATACCATGCTTAACTTTGTGTTTAAGCGAATAATATCATTATCTAACATACGCACACGGTCAACTAATTTAATTAGTGTACCCATAGTTTGACCTATAACAGGATCAATAACTTCTGTAACCCATTTCCAAATAAAGTAAATGAAGTAACCAAGACCTAGAGCGGCAACTACTGGAAATCCTAAGTCTTTAATTACGTTTGTTAGTTCTGACTCCATAGATTATGCTGGTTCCTTTTTCTTTGCTTCGTGTTTGATTATCATTGATGATAATTCGTCTGACTTAACTAGCCAGCCGCTTTCATTAACAATAAACACATCGCCTGGCTTATACAAGCCTTTGTCCATTACTTCTGTTGGAGTGTCACCTTCGACTTTAAAGCCTCTTCCTGGTGCTTGGTTAATTGTGTAATCTAACCACATCATTTTAGTTTCTCCTTTAATCTCGTCTTGCGTCATCCTTGCCTTCGTTAGCGGCAATTCTGTCTACGTTTGGTTTAATATGTAATGCGTGACTCAGTAGTGCATCAATCTTAACTAAGTCGTTGTTCATAGTTTGAACACGATTGTCAAGAGATCCAATAATTCCTTTGAGTGTAGTCACAGAGTCAGTAACACCTGCTAGGATAAATTTAAGTGTTAAAAATACAAAGCCGCCAGCACCAAGTGCCCCTGCGATTGGGAATCCTAAATCTTTTGCTATTGTTAAAAAATCCATATTTACTTTGCCCTCTATACTTCGTTGACCCTAATTATATTTAGCCATGTTTGCAATGCAATTATTATGCAATTTATAAATATTTGAGTAAGAAAATATAGGTTGACTTTTGCACCTATAGGTGTTAATATTACACTAATACTAACAATGGAGATTAAAGACTATGATTGAAGGTTTTAAGTTACCGCATGTAACATTTAAAACAAGAGTCCGCGATGGTGAAGATTATCGTTGGGAAGATAAAACAACAGAAGATTACTTCAAAGGCAAGCGAGTAGTATTATTCAGCCTACCGGGTGCCTTTACACCTACGTGTAGTGAATACCAACTACCAGGGTTTGAAGAAAGCTACGATAACATTCGTAATAATGATATTGACGAAGTTTATTGTATGAGTGTTAACGATGCATTTGTAATGAACGCTTGGTCAAAAGACCAGGGTATCAAACACGTAAAAGTTATTCCAGACGGTAGTGGTAATATGACACGTTTCTTAGGAATGCTTATTGGTAAAAACCATCTAGGCTTTGGGTTACGTAGTTGGCGTTTTATGTGTATTGTCAATGACGGCGTAGTTGAGCAATGGTGGCAAGAACCTGGCATCAACAACGAAGGTGCTGATGATGATCCGTATGAGCAATCAACTCCAAAGAATTGTTTAGACTACCTCAAAGGTAATCACTAATGAGCGGACAACGGCGATGGCTTAGAGTATGGGCTAGAACCGTTGGCATGCCAGTTGGCATTGATGACAACGATAAGCCAGAGTTCCTTCCTATTACACAATCAGATGTAAAGAAGGCACTGGCCTTTCGTACCTTTTGGATTGTGTTGCATGTTACTACTTGTCTTATGATTATAGCAGGTAATTCTAAAACTATAGGATGGTGGTAATGGACATAGACGAAAAAGAAATTGCAAGAATCTTTTATATGGTTAAAGGACATTTAGTAGAATTTGAAACTATGAAAGATTCTTATAACGGTTACTTTAAAAGACTATGGGGTAATCATGAAAGATCTCAATATGCGTTAGAAGGATTTGAAGAAGCATATGAAAAATGGAAACAAACCAATTGAGATTTTTTCTATCCCAGTGTGAATATAAATGGAACCACGCCCGCATGGAAATGGAAGACATATGGGTAAGGCGCGAACTAGGCGACGAACTATTCCTACAATGCAATCAACCAGGATTTGATTTAGTCTATGTTAGAAGTGACAGTCAAATACTACCTGGAGCTACATACTGTCGTTGTGATATATATGTAGATGTAGAAGACTCAAAACAAGCAACTTTATTTGCACTTAAATATAACAAAGCACTACTAGTGAAAAGAGGACAACGTGATAACGAGTATTGGTAAAGACAAAGTAAAAATTATTTTAAAGGACGATCCTGTACGTCCACACTTAACATCTGACTTTAGGTTAGATGCAGACAGAGAAGTATATGCATTATATGAAAGTAAGTATGCAGTAGAACATTATCCAGATGATGATATACGTGCAATTATATGTGTAGCCTATACTAATGAAGTTCCTAAGGACGAATATGAGCTAGATTTGTATAGTCAACAAGCATGTCAAGACGGACAAAAAGGCGACATTGCAGTGTTTTATACTGTATGGAGTTACTCAAAAGGTGCTGGCCGTGAGATAGTATTTGATGTTGCTCGTGAGCTAAAACGTGTCAAAAAAGCCAAAAGATTCGTAACTTTGAGCCCTTTAACTGAGATGGCAGAGCGTTTTCATCTACGCAACGGCGCTAAACTAGTCGCAAAGCACGATTCTTGCCAAAACTTTGAGTATATGTTATAGCCAAAAAACTTGACATTTGTCGTAAATAGTAGTATAATAATAAGATACTAACAGAGGAACGATAGATGCAGATTAACTTTACAGGCGGCTCGAAGTCTCAACGCAAGCATACTGAAAAGATTTTACGTTTCTGTAAATCTAAACTAATGCCACGTATGCATAGTCTTGAACTTAATATAAGACTTCGTGACTTTGGCAAAGACGAGAGCTATGGTTATTGCATACCTACTGACTATGCAGATGCGGCTCGTCCAAGAGAATTTGATATAGATATTAATAAGAAAATCAAATTACGTAGACTATTAGAAACTGTAGCACATGAATTTGTACACGTAAAGCAATTTGCACGTGGAGAACTTTACGAAAGCGGGCGTACTAACAAGCATCGCTGGAAAGGTAAGTGGTTACCTAAAGAACCTACTTACTGGGATCAACCTTGGGAAATAGAAGCACACGGACGTGAAATAGGATTGTTTATACGTTACTGTGAAGCAGAAGGACTTGCAAAAAAACATTGGGTTTTGGAAGATTAATACTTGACAAGTGTATTAGTAGATGCTATAATATACAAGTAAAATTAATTAAAGGCTTAAAATGTTGACACAAGTTAAAGACGGATACGTAAAGAATGAAAACGTTTTACCATTGAAGACAGTACCTATACAAGATGCACTTGCTATTGCAGTAGCGGCACAACGTATTAATGGTAATTATATCAAAGATACCAGACGCTTTTCAGAACCAGAAAACAAAACACAGTTTAGTAACAAAGAGATTGTTAGATTCTTCTTTGATTTTCATGCGCCAACCGATTATGTAAAGCCTACACTAACAGCACAAGACTACGAAGAAGTAGCAGAAATACATAAATGGATGAAACGTTATGTAATGTTAGGACTTGCTGACCTAGATAATTTCAAACGTGATATAATTAACGCAGTAGCAGAAAACAATGTACCTGTTACTAGACTAGGACTTATTGCATTTGTACCAGAGTTTGTAAAACGTGACAAACACGAAACAGGACTTACAAAAGAAATCCGTATTGAGTATCGTGACAGCCAATACCTAGGCAAAGAAAAAGATATTGTTGAAGGTGTTATAAAGATTCTCGACAAGCGTTACAGCGAACATTGGGAGAGCTATAACTACACAGCAGTTATAGATGGAAACTTAGTGAGCTTTATGAATAAGTTTCCATATGACGTAGGCCGTATGCTACGTGTAAAAGGCAAAGTAAAAGCTCAAACAAAAAACAAATTGTTTAGTGCAAACGAAACTAGACTTAACTACGTTAAACTTTATAAGGTGTAAAATGGAAGTATTTGAAAACAAATGCATGGTAACATGTACAAACAACGATAAGATTGTAGAAGCAGAAGTAGATAACTTTAGAACTAAAGAGTCTATGAATGTGTTTATGGCTACTAACAAAATCCATATGAAATATAACGGAAGAGTGTATGTAGGTAATGCGTTTGGATACGAATTTACTACACCAGGACCAGAATCATATAATGTAAAGGAAGGACGATAATGAACGAAAAATACGATGGCCCACTTGTAAGTGCTTTTCAAACTGAACCTACAGGTGTTGTTAAACAAGAACTAATTACATATCGAATCAAAGACGGTATGCTACGTAAAGAAATAACATCACGTAAATTTAATAAAGATCAAACTGACTGGCACGACTCGCAATCAGTTGATCCGTTAATGGAGTGGAAAGATGCCTAATTTAGTACCAGTTGTTGTTGAAAAAGAATCTAAAGGTGAACGTAGTTATGACATTTATAGTCGACTACTAAAGGACCGTATTATAATTATGGACACTGATGTTAATTCAATGTCAGCAAGTCTAATTGTATCACAATTATTATTCTTAGAATCACAAGCACCAGGTAAGCCTATTAGTTTTTATATTAATAGTCCAGGCGGTGTTATCAGTGACGGTCTAAGCATTTACGATACAATGCAATTTATTAAGTCACCAGTACATACTATTGTAATGGGTCAAGCATGTTCAATGGGTAGTTTCCTAGCACAGGCAGGAGAAGCAGGACATAGAATGATGTTACCACACGCAAGGCACATGATTCATCAGCCTAGTGGCGGAGCAAGAGGTATGGCTAGTGATATTGAAATCTCATACAAAGAGATTATGCACTATAAAGAAATGCTTACTAATTTGTATGTAAAGCACAACACTAAAGGTAAAACATTTGAGGACTTTACTAGAGACATGGATAGAGATACATTTATGTCTGCACAGCAAGCTCTTGAGTACGGACTTATTGATCGCATTGTGGAGAAAATGTAATGGCTGAACCAGTAGACGTAAGTAAGAAACATTTTTATATTAGTCTTGTAAAAAGTGCAGTACGTATTGCAGGTTGTGTAGTTGCATTAGTTACATATAGTTGGGGCTGGTTAGCCGTAGGATTTCTTGTTGCAGAAATACTTGGTATTGTAGAGGAGTTATAGTTCCATGAGCATGGGTAAACAAATTTTCATTGTACTGTTTATGTTAGCAACTGTCCTAACAGTAATTTATACTAACTGTTCTCAGTGTCAATTTTACAGTACACAGCAATAATAAAAAGTGGAGAATAATATGGTAGATACAACTGTAGAAGAAACAGTAGCAAGTTTAAAAGGCATCCCAACAAGAGATGCACTTATGGAGTTGTTAAAGAAAGAAGTAGCAGTAGTTACATTTAAAAAATTAAATGGTGATGAACGCAAAATGCCTTGTACACTTATTGCAGACTTTCTTCCTCCAGCTAAAAAAGATGATGCAATCACCCAAAAGAAAGTTCGAGAGATATCGGACAAAGTCTGTGCAGTGTGGGCAGTTGAATCAAAAGGCTTTCGTAGTTTTAGATACGACCGAGTAACTAACATTGAAGTTATTGCTAAAGAAGATTACAAAGTAAGGTTAGGTGAGTTTTGGAAGGAAAATTAAAAGACTTTAGCGGAAACCTTATCCGAGTCAAGTACTTAGAAGATGAAGTTAAATATGCACAGAGTCAGTTACAAGAACATGACACAGGACATATACATACCGCAATTGGTTGGATGAAAGATAGAATTAAACAATTAAAAGGAGACAATGATGAATAAATTTATTACAGCAGGAATTTTTACTTTGATGTCTACATCAGCAATAGCTGAAACTGTAACAGATCAATATAAAATAGTTATTGAGCAAACACCTTACAGAGTTGAAGTGTGTAAAGATGTAACTGTTCAAGGATCTAATGCAGGAGAAGGTGCCTTGGGCGGAATGATTATTGGCGGTGTACTAGGTAAAGTACTAGGTGGTAATGATAAAGGTGCCGCGGCAGGTGCAATACTTGGAGGAGTTATTGGTGCAGATAAAGCACAAAAGAAACCAAGTGGTACACGTCGAGAGTGTCAAATTGAAACTAGATATGAAGAATCACAGCGTGAAGTTTATAGTCATTCGGTTGTAACTTTTATGTATAACGGTAAACAACAAAGACTAAAGTTTACAAAATAAATAACAAACTGGAAGATTGCCTGAGTGGTTTAAAGGAGCGGTTTACTAAACCGTCGTAGGGGTGACTCTACCGTGGGTTCGAATCCTACATCTTCCGCCAATGCCGGCATAGCTCAGTTGGTAGAGCAACTGATTTGTAATCAGTAGGTCCGCGGTTCGAGTCCGTGTGCCGGCACCAGTTTAACTGGTAATGGAACGTAGCATAATGGTAATGCCCTTGTTTTTGGTACAAGTGATTATAGGTTCGAGTCCTATCGTTCCAGCCAAGTAAGATATGGTCCCATCGTCTATCGGTTAGGACATCAGGTTTTCATCCTGAAAAGAGGGGTTCGATTCCCCTTGGGACTACCAACTAATGGTCATAAATAAATGTAGTATAACTACAGAGACTATTATATGGCCTACTCAGAAAAAGTAATGGACCATTACGAAAACCCCCGCAACGTTGGAAAGTTTGATCCTAGTAAAGATAACATCGGAACAGGAATGGTAGGAGCACCTGCCTGCGGTGATGTTATGCGTCTACAGATAGAAGTAGAAGATAACGTTATTGTAGATGCTAAATTCAAAACTTACGGTTGCGGTAGTGCAATAGCAAGTTCAAGTTTAGTAACTGAAATGGTAAAAGGAATGACACTAGACGAAGCATCAGCAGTTAAGAATATGGACATTGTAGAAGAACTTGCACTACCGCCAGTTAAGATACATTGCAGTGTACTTGCCGAAGATGCAATCAAATCAGCAATAAAAGACTACCAATCTAGAGCTAAATAATATTACGTTCAGGCAATAAGCCCGGAAGTAGCACTAAGCGAAGGAACGCACTTAACTGTAAAAGGGAGAGTGTTATGAATCACAAAGACTTCGAACTAGCTCGTAAGAAAAGAAAAACAGAACTAGCACATAAAGCAATAATACGCAAAATGGCTGAGAATCGTTTGTCTAGACCAAGAGCTGAAAAGAACATACTAAGTTCAGATCCAAGATTACAAAAAATCTAAAAGATAGGTAAGCTAAATACTTTTACAATGTTCAATGCGGTAAAAGAAATCATATGGCATTTAACCTGCACTCAATGTAAGGGCTGGTTTACATTCGCTACTATGGAAGACAAGTATTGCATTGAACGAACAACATTTCATTGTCCACACTGCGGAAAAAAAGGTAGAGCAGACAAAAAAGATGTTGACAAACTAAAATAAAGAGTGTATATTAAATACATAATAAGAAATAAGGAATACTAACATGTCACAGACTAATACAACATATATTACTTGTTGGCCACCATCCGGGGGTATGTCTTGACATGACTTTGTAAAAAAAGTTATTTCAGTAAGCCCCTAGTAATTAATTTTATTAGGGGCTTTTTTTATGGGTGTGGTGTAATGGTAACACAACTGATTCCAAACCAGTTAATGGGGGTTCGATTCCCTCCACCTATGCCAATTTTATTGTCCAAAAGAGGTTGACATTTGTATATACTGATGCTATTATAGTAACATAATTAATTAATGAGGCACACATGAGAACGCAACCACAGGCTATTATAGAAAAGTTAGAAGCAGATAATTCACGTCTTGCTAAGGAACAAGTAATACTAGAAGCAATGGAAGAAGGACTAGATGAGTTCTTTGAAGGTGTACGTATGGCTCTTGATCCACTTGTTACATTTGGTGTGAAGCAAGTACCTGAACGTACAGATGTGCTTACAGGACAAGGATTAGATTGGGATACATTTAAAGTCCTTGCTAACCAACTTATTAATAGAGAACTTACAGGTCATGCGGCACGTGATGCTATCATATTAGCAATGGGTGTTGCTACTACTGAACAGTGGAATGGATTTTATAGACGTATCTTAATCAAAGACCTACGTTGTGGTTGTAGTGAAAAGACTGTAAACAAGATTGCTAAAAAGTTTCCACAGTATGCAATTCCTACATTTACTTGTTCACTTGCACACGACTCAGCTAACCATGAAAAGAAGATGGTAGGCAAAAAACAAATTGAAGTTAAACTAGACGGTGTTCGTGTACTAGCAGTATGCAAAGGTGGTAAGGTAGAATTGTTCTCACGTAATGGAAAACAGTTTCATAACTTTCCGCACATCATCGCAGAGATTGAAGCAGTACTTGCCGCAAAGCCTAGTCCATATGATTGTGTACTTGACGGCGAAGTAATGAGCAAAGACTTCCAAGACCTTATGAAGCAAGTACATAGAAAAGATGGTAAAGCCGCAACTGATAGTGTACTACACTTGTTTGACTTTATTCCATTGAAAGACTTTTTAGAAGGTGGTTGGGATAAACCACAAACATATCGTAGTAACTTAGTCAAGTATTGGGTACTGGAGAATCAAGACCTCTTAGAGCACGTTACAGCGTGTGAATGGGAAGAGGTAGACTTGAGTACTGATGAAGGCAATAGACGCTTTGTAGAGCTTAATAAGACGGCTGTAGACGGTGGCTATGAAGGGGTTATGATAAAAGACATTGATGCACCCTACGAATGTAAACGTACACATGCTTGGCTCAAAGCAAAACCTTTTATTGAAATTACACTAACCGTCGTTGACGTTGAGGAAGGCACAGGACGTAACGAAGGAAGACTAGGTGCCGTAATAGTAGAAGGAGAAGACGATGGATACAATTATCGCCTTAACTGTGGGAGCGGTTTCACTGACGCTCAACGTGATGAGTACTGGACTGAACGTTCTAGTCTCATTGGTCAGTTAATTGAAATTAGAGCAGATGCTCGAACACAATCACAAGACAGTGACACTTACAGTTTGAGATTTCCACGATTCAAAACGTTTCGTGGATTTCAAGCTGGTGAGAAGATCTAATGTATAAGGTCACAGCATATTTTAAGAATCACAAAGTTACACAGACATTTCATGATCTGTATGACGCAATAGATTGGCGCGATGTCGCCGACGCACATTATCCAGTAAAGGTAACATTTAGAAAGGTTATATCAATGAGAGAATGGATTTATAATTGTTGGAATGTAGTAATGGATCATAATATGAATCCGTTGAGTAACATTCCAGACTTTAGCACACGGCATATGATCATGCAAGTACTTGCATGGATGTGGTGTATTGTATTTGCAATTATTGTAAGTAGTATGTGGGCAGGTGTAATTAGTATGATTATACACGCACTATTGCTAGGAGCGATTGCAGTAACAGTAGCAACATTTGAAACCGCAAAACGTAATCCAAGTGCGTTCCGTAGAGACAACGGAATTAACTCACGTGGTTATGGTGGCGAACATGAGTAATCCAAACGAACCATATCACAACAAAGGTGTAGGCATAGCGTTCTTCATCATTGCTTTTATGATGTTAGGTGTACCTATAATTATTGGAACATCAATGGGTTGGTTCAACCTATTTGGTATACTAGGATTATAAAATGTTTACTGTAGAAGAAAACTTTGACGAATCTGTTGTAACTGTAATGGATACAACAGGAAAGTTTGAAGATGTAAAAGCACACTTTGATGAAGAGGGTGTGTATCTTGTGCAGTACAACGAAACTATCGATGTTGACGAAATGTTATTATTAAGTAACGAAATGTGGGAAATGCTTATAGAAGCATATAATCGCACAGTAGGAACATACGTAGTTTCTGGAGGTGGAGAATAATATGTGGACTCTAGTATTTGTATACTTTTTTGAAGTAACACCTTTTGCAGAACTTGTTAGTGTTCATTCAACAATGACTGAATGCTTTCAAGCAAGAGATGTTCTTAGTGTAGAACATGGCAAAGGTAATGGTTACTTTGAAGCAGGACATCAAGCAATTTGTATTAACATGAACGAAAGTACTTAATGGATATCGAATTTATTTGTGGTGACAAAAGTGTCTTAACAAATTTTCCTATCGTACCTGCTAAAGATTGCTTGCCTGATTGGTATAGCAGTCTTAAAGCAAATGACGACAATGGTGTTCCAACCATTGCAGGCTGTTGGCCTGTGAGAGATATGGTAACTGCAGGTTACATTATACCTAATGTATATGAACAAGAAATTATAGCACAAACTAATCATGATACAGGCGAAGAAGAACTTGAAAGAGTATATCCTGTTGAACGCATTGGTGAGTTTATGGAAGTACAAAACAAGTTTACTTCTCCAAGTGCATTTCATTCAAACCAACAATGTCCTGTACACATACAAGGCAAAAAGAAATCTTTTATTAAAGTATCTGTGCCTTGGAAGATCAAAACTCCTCCAGGTTATAGTTGTTTGTTTGTACAACCGTTTTGGCATTTTGATCAAGAGTTTGTAATAATGCCTGCAATTATTGATACTGATGAATTTGATTTAAACAATCTTAATTTTCCTTGTTACCTAACTGATCCTGTAAAACTAATTAAGCCAGGCGAACCGTTGGTACAAGTAATACCTTTTAAAAGAGAAAATTGGAAGCATACACTCAAATATGAGGCTCCAACTACTAGAAGTAAAATGAACTTGTTCTTACATAATATGTACAAACGAGCATTTCATCAAAAAAAATATTTCCAATAATGCTTGACTTTTTGTTAAGTCGGCTATATACTGTTTATACACATTAGAGGAGTGGCACATGGCTAGAGTAAATAAGATCACAGGTAGAGCTGTTAAAAAGAAGGCTCCCCGTGGTGCACCACGTATTAAACGAGGCAATAAACTTACTGAACCTAGTTGGGACGGTTGGGAAGAATGGACTGGAGAGCAGTTTCACAAAGCCAGTCAACATGCACGAGCATGGTATTACGAGAATTATAAACCTGCAGACTTATATCCAGCAGTTTCAGGTTGGATGACTAAAGAAGGTTATACAAAAGAACAAATTAAAGCAGTTAGGGCCGCACCAACACATGCATTAAGCATTACAGGTAGCATTACTGCTAAACTATTAATGGCAGGAATGCCTGACTACAATAAGAAGCATGACGACTACTGGCAAACACTTGCTGGAACAATGGGCGATGTTGCTCCTGCTAGTGTATTCTTAAAGAAACGTATTGTAGAAGCAATATCACAAGGCGAATATCTACTTACACAAAAGAAAGAAGTAGAAGAAGAAAAAGCAAAAGTACATCAACCTACTATACAAGAACGTATACGTGAGCAAGTAAATATTCAATCAGAAGAAATTGAAGAATGGTTAGATGGGTGGATAACAGACCCAAAGTCATTTGACCCTAAAGGGTTTAATTTTAAACAACACTTTCAAAACTTTGGTGTAACACAAGCTCATGCACGTAGAATATCTAGTTTCTATGATGATGAAATATCAGAGTACACAGAACTATTGAACTATCCTAGTAAGGCTAAAATTGCAAAGATGGACGAACATGCACAAGACATGTTGGAACAACTCAAAGAAGCATATGCACATCTTAACAAAGATGATGTTAAAAAAATATTAGAAGCAATGGGCAATATACAAATGGCTTGCCAACTAGTAGTTGATACAAGTAAAGCAACACGTAAGACTAGAAAACGTAAGCCTAAGAGTGCTGAGAAACTAGTTGAGAAGTTAAAATATTGCAAAGTGGACAATAAGAACAGTCTTGCAAGTATTAATCCAATAGAAATTATCTATGCAAATGAGCTTTGGGTGTTTAATGTTAAGACACGTAAGATTGGTAAGTATGTTGCTAAGAACATAGATCCGCAAGGTATGCAACGTGAAGGTAGTGGACTTAGTGTAAAAGGTACTACTATTATTGGATTTAATGAAACAGAAAGTATTCAAAAGACAATGCGTAAGCCTGAAGAAAAACTTAAAGAGTTTAAAGAGGCAGGCAAGGTTAAACTACGTACATTCTTAGAAGATATCAATGCTGTAGACATTAAACTTAACGGTAGGATAAATGCGGATACAGTGCTTCTGAAGGTAAGTTGATAAATACTTACATGAGCCAGATAGATAATATAAGAGAAGGCCTCGCACGTCTAGCAACGACTGTTGAGACCATAGCAAACACACAAGCCGCAGAAATGCCACCCGCAACTGTAAACAGTATTAGCGGTAATGCAGTGCATGGCGGTAAAATTACACTACTTAGAAGTACAGGTATCAATGACAAAGCAACTAGAACTAGTTTGCTTGTAGAAGATGATTTGATTACTGTAGGTAGTATGGACGTTGATAGCCTAATAGGCGACATTGACGTAAGTGGAGCATTAAATGTGCAGGGAACTCTCACTGCTGGCAAACTACACGTTGAAGAACTAAGTTCAACACAAAAAGTTACACAAAATATTGACTTTACTGCTCAAGGCGGAACCATTGACATGATGGGTATGCAATGGAGACAAGACGGTGAAGCAACTAAACAAATTGTATGGCGTGGAGATAGATTCTACATTAGTAATACAATTGACCTACATAGAAATGCAGTAATTGAAATTGATAATATTCCTGTACTAAGTGCAGACAAGTTAGGTGTTACTGTTAAGCACAGTGAACTTGAAACTGTAGGAACATTAAACAGTCTACGTATAGCAGGCGATCTAAGTGTTGACGAATTTGTTACATACGATAGTGGAACAATGCGTTTTGCTATTGGTGCTGAAGCACCTAATGCACAATTAAGTGTAGCAAGTAACGAAGCAGAGTTTGTAGTTGATCCTGAGTTTGATCATATTAGAGTAGGTGCATATACTACAAGTAAAATGAGTCTAATTACAGACAACAAAGAACGTATTGTTATTAAAGAACAAGGCGGTGTTGAAGTAAAAGGCACACTAGGTATTAAAGTACAGTATCCAGGTGACGATGTAGATTTACAAGTAGCAGGCGCAATTAGATTTGCAGACAAAAGATTAGCAGTAGGTAACGAAATGCCTACTACAGGAAACAACAACCAAGGTGATATTGTATACGATACTAATCCACAAGCAGGAGGCTTTATGGGTTGGGTATGTGTAGAAAGTGGTGCACCTGGTACATGGAAACAATTTGGGAAGATAGAAGCATGACAGCATTAGTAAACATAAGTGCAGAGAACGTTCTTGCAATTAAAGAAGGTCTAAACAGTTTAGGTAATGCACTTCTATCAATCAATCAAATCGCTGGAGACGATACAACATCAAGACTTATTATTGATGGCGGCGGCACACTTAAAGTACAAGGATCTTCAAACACAGTATTTGAAGGTAATGTAGGAATTGGTGTTTCAGCAGTATCAAATGGCGTAGCATTAGAAACTAACGGACCTGTTAAGTTTCAAAACAAAAAGATGGAAGTTGGTGACGGTATCCCAACTATTGGTCTTTACAATCAAGGTGATATTGTATGGCATGATGCACCTACCCCAGGCGGCAACTTAGGTTGGATTTGTGTTAGAACTGGTACTCCAGGTGAGTGGAGATCTTTTGGTGCAATATCAGGTTAAGTTCCAATTTAATCAACCCTTAGAAAGTATTAAATAGTATGCGTTATGACACTAAAGTCATGAGTAACACGGAGTTCGCCACGAGCCTCCGATAACAAAAGGCAGAATGAAGATTATGGAATTAAACGAAAAACAAATAGAAGCCCAAGTCGAGAGATGGGATACATTCGCAAGGATAGTCCCTACTATTTTTCTGGTGGTTGCCGGAATCTTAGTTGCTACAGGTGTAATTAATTTTGAACAAGCATTTTATGTAGGGTTAGGGCTATTTGCTGTAACAGCAGTAACGTGGTGGTTCTGGACAATTTACACGATAAGACAACTAGTAAAGACGCTAAATAGAGCTAGTAAGAACTTGTCTGAAGTACGAAGCGAATTTAAAGCAGTTTCTAGAGAAGTACAGGAACTTAGAAATGAACAGTAATAGAAAATTTATATTAAAAAAAGCAATACTAAATCTGATAAGCGGACTTAGTATGGTAACAATTATATCGTTAGGTATAATGTACATGAGCTTTGACAATGCATTTGTGTTTACAGATACAGAAATAAGCGTAACAAACAATCCAGTAACAGCAGACCAAGACATAGAGTTCTACATGGTAGGATCAAAGCGTTACGAATGCAACAGCACAGCCGCATATGGTGTAGCATACGCAACAGACGGCTCACACTCACATCAACTAAACACATTTACAAAACGCTATGTGCAAAACACAGCACCAGGCGAGCGAGTTGAAAATGGTTGGCATATGAAAGTGCCTGATGATATGGTACATGGTGGCGAGTATCGTGTTAGTATGACAGGCGAGTTTACATGTGTACACTTGATATTTAAAACACACAAAAAGCAAGAGTTCGATAACATCTATCTAAAAGTAGACCCCCGCTAAATAAATTTATGTTAGTAATTGGAAACGGATCTAGCCGTAGTAGTATACCTCTTGACAAAATATATCAAGAAAAAATAGGCTGTAATGCAATCTTTAGAGATCATTATGTACAGCATCTAGTATGTTGCGACAAGCGTATGGTTAAACAAGCACTAACACATCACAAAAATATATACACTAGGCAACGTTGGAACAAAGAATTAGGTGTATTAGCATTACCTAGTTTAATTGAAAAAGGTACACAAAGAATGGATGATCCCTTTCATTGGGGCAGTGGACCTTACGCATTACTTCTAGGTGCAACACTTGACAATAAAATTAATGTTATAGGATTTGATCTATATAGTACTAATAATAAAGTTAATAATATATACAAAGGCACAGAAGGATACAGTAGTGCTAACTCACATGCCGTTGATCACAGTTATTGGATATATCAAATAGCCAAAGTGTTCGAATGGTTTCCAAAGACAACATTTAGAATATACAATACAGCTGATTGGCAACTGCCAAAAGAGTGGAAATTGGATAATGTTTCACTTGACACGCTAAACAATTTGTAGTATAATAAGTACATTAACACAGAGGACTTTATGCGTCGACCCTCTTTAAATACTCCGCCGTTATACTTATAGGAGAACATAATGGGAAAACATTATAGCACAAAACATTACGGACACAACATTGGGTTGAGTGCCGTCTTTAGACAACCAAACGCAGGTCATTCACACTGTCATTTGTTACATGGTTACAGTCTAGCATTTACATTTACTTTTGGATGTGATGAATTAGATAACAAGAACTGGGCAGTAGACTTTGGTGGACTAAAACAAATCAAAGCATGGCTTGAAGATAACTTTGATCATAAAGTAGCAGTTGACAAAAAAGATCCGCACATGGATGTAATGGAGCAACTTGAAGCACTTGACCTTGCAGAGATTAGAGTCTTTGATGGTGTTGGTGCAGAGAAGTTTGCAGAACATGCTTTTAACTTTGCAGACAAACTAATTAGAGAACAAAGTGATAACCGTTGTTATGTTGTAAGAGTTGAATGTGCAGAACACGGCGCTAACTCGGCAATATACGAGGCATAAAATTGGCCAAGGTTGATAAAAGTCAGTACACTAAAGCACAATGGAATATTGTTCGTGCGGCTAGGAGAGCTGAAAAAGATCAACGACGAGCTGAGAAAGCACAAGAAAAATTAGCAAAAAGCAGTCCCCCGGTTGAGGCCGTAATACCTCCGCAAGAGCCAACGGTAAGCTCTACTATCGAAGTACATAATCAAGATACTAAAAATTATGTAGTTTGTTTAAAACATGGCAGTAAGTACTCATCAGAGTATGTCAATAAACTTCACAACATGTGCAAAAGACATTTAACAGTGCCTTTTGAATTTGTTTGCTTTACAGACGACCTACGTGGTATTGATGCAAATATCAAAACCATTACACTAAAGGAGATTGGTGTGTCAGGTTGGTGGTACAAGCCTATGTTCTTTGACAAGAATTTTCCTCTTGATGGTACTTTACTGTACATGGATTTAGATATTGTTATTAATGCAAATATTGATAAGTTGTTTACACATCAACCTGATAAGTTTTGTATTATACGTGACTTCAATCGTTCATTACGATCTGATTGGAGCAGAATGAACAGCAGTATCTTTAGACTAAAATCATGTTCAATGGGATATGTATTTGACAACTTCATGAAAGATCATGCAATGAATATGCGTAGATTCCACGGAGACCAAGATTGGATTTTTGCTGAAGTAGGACCTAATAGAAAGGACTGGGCATTTTGGCCAGACGAATGGATTCTAAGTTACAAATGGGAAATGCGTGATAGAAACGATTTAGTTAAATTACACAATCAACCTCGTAACTTTAGAGAAAAGAAAGATCCTAAAGTACTACCAAAGACATGTGTAGCAGTATTCCATGGTGAACCACACCCACACCAATGCGAAGATAATTGGGTAAAGGAGAATTGGAAATGATGTTTGTATTTGATGTAGACGGCACACTTACTCCAAGCCGTAGAGAAATTAATAATGTTTTTAAATGGTGGTTCCAAGAAAATATACAGAACTACTGTTTTGTAACAGGAAGTGATAGAGATAAAACTATCGAACAAGTTGGTTTAGATATGTTTGTTGGTGCAAAGTATAGTTTTAATTGTAATGGGAATGATGTAAATTTTTATGGCAGGCAGACGCATACTAATGACTGGACGTTACCTGTAACAGCAAGAAATTGGTTAGAAGAAAAATTAGAACAAAGTGACTTTAATTTACGTACAGGTAAACATATTGAAGAACGTCCTGGCATGATAAACTTTAGTGTTGTAGGACGTAATGCAACAATGGATGAACGTAAACAGTATGTTGATTGGGATGAAAACAATTTAGAACGTCTACACATTGTAGCACAGTTTAACTTCCGCTTCCCTGAGCTTGTTGCTATGGCAGGTGGTGAAACAGGAATTGATATTGGTCCAAAAGGATCAGATAAAAGTCAAGTAATTAAGTTTATAGATGACGAAGAACTTGTGTTCTTTGGTGATCGTATGGATCCTGCAGGAAACGACTATCCTTTGAAGAAAATAATACTTGACAACGATATGGGAACATGCTATAATGTAAAGGATTATAACGAAACTTGGGACATATTAAAAACGTATGTATAACAGAAAATGGTAACTTATGGATCTTAAATTTACAACAGCAGGAGACTATGTGAAATCACAACAGCAACGTATCGGCTTTGCTTGCAAGTATATGCATCCAGACCAAGAACAAAAAAAGAAACTACTAGAAGAAATTCAACGACCACTAAATACACGTAGCACAACAGTACAGTGGCTTAACAGACAAACACGTGAAGTTGCCGAACAACGGTTGTGGGATATCATGGTTCACAATATACAATCGTATATGAATCTTATTACCTATGTAGGAGGATTACCAAATGAACTACGTATGCTTAGACTGGGTAGCGATGTGTTACCAGTATATACGCAAGCAGATTGGTCTTACTTTTGGCAGAAGCCCGATGTACGTGCCTACTGTGAAAGTAACTTTGCAAACGTCGGTAAGAGAGCAAGAGCCCTCGATGTCCGACTATCGATGCACCCAGGCCAATTTACTGTACTTGCGAGCGACAACGAAGAAATAGTTGAGAGGAGCATAGAAGAATTTGAATATCACACCGATGTCATCAGGTGGATGGGATACGGGCGTACCTTCCAAGACTTTAAATGCAACGTCCATATATCCGGTAGGCAAGGTCCAGCCGGTATCAAACACGCAGTCAACAACAGACTTTCTCCGGAGGCGAGAAACTGTATCACGATCGAGAACGACGAAAACAAATGGGGACTCGAACACTCACTCGAGCTCGTCGACACATGTGCATTGGTTCTTGACATACACCATCACTGGTGCCGTGAAGGTGAATACATACTGCCCACCGACGATAGATTTGCTCGCGTAATAGACAGCTGGCGTGGTGTGCGACCTACAATACATTATTCATACAGTCGCAACGAAGCATTGCCTGCAGACTTTGCACACAACACAAAACCCAACATGCCTGCACTACTAGAAGCAGGATACAAGAAAGCAAAATTACGAGCCCACAGTGACTACTATCCTAACAATGTAGTTAACGATTGGGCCTTACAGTTTTTAGACTATGCAGATATTATGTGCGAGTCTAAATGCAAAAACCTAGCCAGTATTGCACTATATAAATACTTAACCAAAGGAGATATATGGCAGGACAAAGAGGACCAGCAGGCAAACAAAAACCAAAAAACTATAAACGAGCTATTAACGGCGTAGAAATTAAACCGTCAATGTATTATGGTGCTAAAGGTAAAATGCTATGTGGATCAGTAAACGGCGAAATGGTAGTTGACGAAAACGGTCAACCTATACCTTTTGCTTCTATCAAACATACAGAAATCTTAGGAGGATAATTATGAAAAATTGGATTAAAGCAAGAATCGAAGAGCGTACATCACTAGATGGAGCGGCTCTTATCGCAGTAGGACTAGTAGTCCTTATTGCAGGACCATTTGCAAAACTAGCGGCTTATGCGGCTATTGCATACGGTGCATGGACTATTTGGAAAAAAGAAGACTAAATTTCGTCAATCCTTATATTAGATCCTGCAGGTAAGTTTAATATCTTACGCTGTTCAACACCTTTACGTTGAGCAAAACGCTTAGGATCACAATCTGGGCAAACGTGGACATAGAAGTTATCTAAACGCTTTGGGTCTACTTTGCCCTTTTCTCTCTTAAAGTCTTCTTTACACTCGTCACATTGGAATAGAGCATAACTACGTATGCGTTTGTATGTATGACTTTTTCCAGTCTTACTTTTACGAACGTAAAAACGCACTTCTTTTTCAATTCTTTTGAACATAATTGTATTTATTTACATTCGGATTATAAAGCATTGCATAAATACAATAGGAGAAGGACATGAGCGTAGTATTTTTAACTGATTCAGCTAAAGAACAAATGACACATTTACTCAAAGATAACGACAAAACAGCAATTAAACTACAAATGCAAGGTGGTGGATGTGCAGGATTTAAGTATGATTGGGTAATGACAGATGGTGCAGAAGAAGGCGATGAAGTTATAGACTTACTAAATGGTAAGTTTATTATAGATAGTATGAGTGTAATGTACCTATTAGGGTCTACTATAGACTACAAAAAAGAACTATTCGGTTCATACTTTGATATTAGAAACCCTGCAAGCACAAGTAGCTGTGGTTGCGGTGAAAGCGTAGGATTTTAAAAGATGGCAAAACAAGATATTTATTTAGGTGTAGAAGGTAACGACGGTACAGGTGATAGTATACGTGAAGCGTTCCGTAAAGCAAATGAGAACTTCACAGAACTATATGCTGTATTTGGGCAAGGCGGAACAATTAGTTTCACAGCACTCAATGACACACCAGCAGGCATTACACCAGGCGGCGTATTAATTGGTAATACAACAGGTACTGAAATCCTAGCTAAAACGCTTTCGGCAGGAACAGGTATTAGTATTGACAACTCAAGTGCAACTAATATTACAATTACTAACACAGGTGCTAATATTAACGCTGATACAAGTCCGATACTAGGTGGACCTTTAAGCGGTAACCAAGTTTATCCAATTGGTAAAATTGCTACATCACCTCAAGCTATTGCAGAATTTAATACTACACATGGTAGTGCTATTACAATTAATGATATTGTTACAGATAAAAAATTCCAAGATCAATACTATGCACCAAACACAACATTTGAACCAACCAAGCCTGTTTATGCTAGAGCAGAACCTGCAAACGCAAACGAATATACAAAAACTATTGCAGAATATAGAGCAGGTAATATTGTAGTTAGTGATCACGGGTTTGACTGGAGTATTAACGGAACCAAATGGAAATACTCAACTACAGGTTCAGCACCAAACGGTTTAACAACTAATACAGATTACTATGTAAGATGGGTAAACGAAGATCAACTAAGTCTACATGCATCTAAAGCAGAAGCACAAAACAATAACGATACTACTCGTGTTAAGATAAACATTGCACTAGGTACACAAACATCAGTATCGGGTGTTGATGTTGTAAGAGACACAGCATACGATGATTCATATTACGGCTTCTACAAAACAGATGAAACACTACCAAGAAGTGCAACAGTAAGACGCCAAGGTGATGATATGACAGGTGCATTGTACTTGCATGATCATCCAGGTGACTTATCAGGTATTGATACAGGTGATGTTAAAGATAAACAAGCGGCAACAAAATTATATGTCGACAACAATAGTTACAGTTCAACAGAAGATATCTTTGTAACTAAACAAGGTGACGACACACAAGCACGTACTCCAGTAGGACTTGAAGGACGTGGACTAGGTTATGCATACGGCAGTTTAAAAGCCGCACTATTAAAAGCTGAAGAAGTTATTGAAAGTGCTCCAATTGAACCAGGTGCTTATAGACAAACAATTACATACAATAACGGTAAGAACATCTCGCTTGTTACTGGTGTAGGACCAACAACACAAAATACATCAGCATACCATGCACAAACTTACCTAAGAGAAAACAAAAGATTTATTCAAAAAGCAGTACTTGATTATGTAAACGATACATTTCCAAATCTATCATATAATTCAACAAGTGTTTCAAATCCAAATGCAGAAGCAATTCTAGCACAGAATAAAAAGTTTATTCAAGAAGAAGTTACATACTGGATTAACCACAATGTTGGAAATGCTGGCGGTGCTGGTATATGGAACAACTTTGATTACAGTAGTGCGAAATGTAAACGTGACGTAGGTTATATTGTTGATGCATGGATTAATGACTTATCAAGAGGCGGTAATATTGAAACACGTAGAATGGCTTCAAGTTACTTAGCAGGTATGACAAATGCTGTTGGATCTGCAGGATTAGGTACAGTAGATCAAATAGCACAAACAAATGCGGCAATTGAATTTGCAAGAGACCTTGTTGTAAACAATGTATTATCTAACTCAGCATATGCATCCAAACAAGGAACATTTGTTGTAGATGATCAAAACCTATCAGCAAACAGTTTTCAATTCTATATTGGTAGAAGTAGCTACGCAAACACTTATGTAAACGGCGGTACAGTAACTAAAGCAGATACTACAGTATTACCAGTAAGTGTATTTGCTTACGATGAAGCAACAGGTATTGCTAGTATTACAACAGTTGGTAATCACGGACTAAGTGCAACAGATGTTGTTACAATAGCAGGTATTAATGTTACTTGTACATTTGAAGGATCTACAGTAGCAAAAGTATATCCAGAAAGTTTACCACAAGTTGTTACATCACTTGCATGTGAATCAGGTACAGGTGTTAATGATGTTGCAAACAGAGCAAGCACACTAACAAGTGTTATTACAGATGTAATATCCAACGGACTTACTTCTTTGGTAGCACCAGAGAAACCAGCTATAGTTGACAACACTTGTGAACGTGACGTTGGGCTTATTATCGATGGAATGATTATTGATATTGGTAATGGTACAAACAGTAACTACAACGCTATACAAGCGGCTACACGTTACTTTAGTACAAGTTCAGGTGCTAGAGCACGTATTAGTCAAGGACAAGAAACTAGAGCGGCTATGACAAAGGCTAAGGCTATTGTTAATAGTGTAGTACAAAATATTGATTTGTTAACACAGAGTAAACGATTTGCAGTTGAATCAGATAATTTAGCAACAAACATATTCCAAGTAGATGTAGGTACGTCTACAGTAGTACACACATATATAAGTGGTGGTACAGTTACATTTGGCGGTAATACATATAACATTAGCGGATTTAATTATGACAATGTAACTGGTAAAGGTATTATTACAACTACATCTGCACACGGGTTAGGTGCAGGAGATGTTGTAGTACTTGATGCAATTACATTTGAATGTACAGGTTATGAAGGTACTAAACTTTATCCTACAGATTATACAACTCTTATTCCGCAATGGTTTGATTCTAATATTAATGATGTAAGCACACAAGTTAAAGATGCTCTTAATGCTAAATTTGATATTATACTTGATATTTTAGAAAACGGATTCCAAGCAAGAAATAATTACACACTAGTTGAAGGTAGTACATACACAATTGACTTTGGTAACGGAGCAGGTAACGACAGTACTGACCAAGGTATTAATACTAACGTTGATATACTTCCAGGTAAAATTATTGTTGGTAAGACATCAGGTGCTAGAGGACGTATTGTAAAATATACAAGCGGCATAGACTTAGGCGGCGTAGCATATGATAGATGTGAAGTTGTACTAGTTGAACCAAGAGATTTTAGAATTGGTGAAGAATTAGAATACGGTAATGGAACTAAAGAAAAACAAATTACTGTACACGTTGAAACAGGTATTTACTACGAAGATTATCCATTGAAAGTCCCTGCTAACGTTTCAATTAAAGGTTCAGACTTTAGACGTTGTCAAATTAGACCAGCTCCAAGAATTTCACAATCACCTTGGGTTAACACTTATTTCTACAGAGACAAGTTACTAGACAATCTTAAAATTACAGACTACACAGGTGCAGACTTAGCGACACCACAAGCAATTACAATATCAGGTAGTAATCAAGCAGGCGGCGTTATTACTGTAACACCAGCAGATAATATTGCACCTACATCATGGGATGGTGCTTGGTTCTATACAGACAGTGGTGCTGTTGGACTTATTAGTAATGCTGATGGCGGAAGTGATTTTGACGTTACACTAACTACTGATATACTACCAAACCTAAGTGGTATTTCAAGTGGTGAATGGCATATTAAACAAACAGTAAATTATGGTTATCACTACTTAACTGATCCAAGTAATTCTGCAAGTACACCTAAACTAAACAACCAAATGGATGTGTTCTTAATGAACGATGCTACTAGACTAGCAAATATGTCATTCCAAGGACATGGAGGATTTGCACAGGTACTAGATCCAGCAGGACAAGTATTAGTTAAATCACCATACACACAGGTTTGTGGTAGTTTCTCAGGCAGTGTTAACAAGCAAGCCTTTAGAGGTGGTATGTATATTGACGGTTTCTCAGGTAACTTAGAAACTAAGATTACAAGCAAAGACGACAACTATACACTTAATGTACAATCAGATGCAGGCACAGGTTTAAGAATTAGAAAACCACAGACACCTGCTCCGTTCTTTATTAACGGTGTACGTTATCAAGTTGATGCTGTTTCAGAATACGATGGCGGAACAGGTACAGCAAAACTATTAATTAACAAACTTTCAAACGAAGGTAATGGTTATACTGATACTACATTCCCACAACAGATATATGTTCAAACTGCTGGTAACAGAAGTATGTTGGCAAACGACTATACTCAGGTTAACGATTTAGGTTACGGATTGTTCTGTAACAACGCGGCACTTTCAGAGCAAGTTTCGACATTTACTTACTACAACCACACAGCGTTCTTTAGTAACAACGGTTCAGAGATTAGAGCCCTTAACTGTTCTAACGCAAATGGTAACTTTGGTTTAGTTGCGGCAGGATCAGATCCAAACGAAACTGTTGATACAATTACAACATTAAGAAACATGCAACAGCCTGCTAAGGTTTTCAATGACGAAACAAACGTTTATGGCTTTGGCACATTTGCACACACAGCAGGATCATTTAGTATATTTGTATATGACTGTGATTACATGCCGTATCCAAATAGTTTAGTTGACATTTATACAACAACAGGTGTAACTACATACGAAGTAACAGCTACAAGTATTGTTACAGTACCAACAAGTAACATTGGAGGCTATACAGGTGCTACTGGTCCTACAGGACGTAAAGGCGCAAATAGACCTATATATAGATTAAGTGTTTCAGGTAGTACTGGATTAGAAACAGCAATTACAGGCGCACACAATCCTACAGCATCAAATGACACAAGTGCATACGCAGTAATTAGAATGAACAAGAACCACTTGTTAGATGACTTGAGTGGTGTTACAGCAACAAGGCCTTCAACAGCATTAATATATGCTGAAAATCCAAGTCAGGTTTATAGAACAATTAGTTTCAACAATCAAGACGCAGATGGTACTTCATTAGCAAGTGATAGATTCCAAGTTGTAATGGACTCAGCATTTAGTCACTTAAACTTAACACTTAGAAATACAGAAGCGGCATTGAATACATATGCAGGCACTGGTACTACAATGGGTGCTACAGCAGGTGACGTAGTACTTGCTATTGAAAAACTAACATCAACACAACAAGCTCGTATTGATAATAATGATATGCTCTTTAGTTTTGCAGGTAAGACTCATATTGTTGCAAACTACACTGACAGAGGCTCCTATGCTACTGTTGAACTTAACGATCTAGCGGCTTCAAACATTAACAGTAACAATGGACTATATACTGGTTCAGGTATTGCGGCAGATGTAAGATTTAGTCCTGCGGCAACAAGAACTATTCCATTATCATTACAAGACAACGAAGCTGGTACAATTACAGTTGGTATTTCAACACTAAGAGCTAACGGACATGACTTTGATAAAATTGGTACTGGTGGATTTAATACTACTAACTATCCAAGTATTATTTACGGTGAGCCAACTATAAGTGCAAACCAAGATGCAGAAGTTAACGAACGTGGTAAAGGTAGAGTGTTCTTTGCAAGTACAGACCAAGATGGATTCTTCCGTGTTGGTAAGTTCTTTAGTGTAGACCAAGGAACAGGTACAGTTACATTTGCGGCTTCAATTGCTATTAGTAACTTAGACGGATTAGGATTTAGACAAGGTGTTAGAATTCAAGAATTTAGTAATGATGATACTATGGCAGATGGTGATCCGGCGGCAGTACCTACAGAATTTGCTACAGAGAAATTTATTGAAAAGAGATTACACTTTGATAGAGACGGTGTAATTATTGCAACTGGTACTATTGGTCCAGGTGCTATTGCTAGAGATGGTACTACAAGTATTACAGGTGATATCAACGCTGGTAGTAATAAAATTTATAACCACAGTGATCCAACTAACCCACAAGATGTAACTACAAAATCATATGTGGATGCTAGAACACCATTTGATACAGAAGCAATTGGTGCAGACATTGGTAACAGAGTAAACAATGATATCTTAATGTTCCATGGAGGACTTTATGATAATCATACTGTTACAGGTGATGTTGTGTTTACAAGTAACGGTAGTAATGTTGCAACAGCGGCAATTAGTTCAGAAGTAATTGTAAATGGTGATGTAAGTCCTACAGCAGGAATACTACAAAGTAAACTTGCAATGCAAGCCGCAACTACAAGAGCTGACGCAACAGGTATTGCACAATCAGATTTAGGACTTTCAGCATTTGATGCAGATGACTTTACAGTAACAGATGGTTGGGTAACACTAAAAGCAAGTAGTGTTGACTTTGCTGACTTACCAGACATTGCACAAAACACAGTATTTGCTAGAAGTGCTACAGGCACAGGTGATGCAAGTGCAGTAACATTTGCAGACATTGTTGAAACTGGTGGTTCATTTACTACAACAGGTGTTGCTGATAGAATTGTTAAAACAGGTGCAGATGGAAGTATTGATGGACAGAAATTTAAATTAGATAACTATGATATCTTAGATCAAACTAACTTAACAATGACAATGAAAACACCGGGTGGTGCAACAGTGTTTGATACAGTTGGTACAGTTCCAAGTAACACTACTACAACATTACCAGGTTCATTACAAATAGGTAGTACAAGTGTTACAGCCTCGTTCTTCCAACAGAACAGTAGTTACGGTGATCCAAGTGATGCTACACAAAATAGTTCACGTATTGCGTCAGACTGGATGTATAGTTCATTTATTGAAGCACCAGGAGAAAAGAGTACATCAAGTACAGGTATTGGTATAGGTGCTGGTACAGGATTTAGTAGTGCAGGTGAAGTTGCTATTGTTGCTAACAATAATACAGCGGCAGTAGTATTTAAACAAGCGGCTATGACTCCTGCAACTAACGGCGGATACGATATAGGTACAGGTTCATTAAGTTTTGGTACATTCTACGGAACTGCTACAGCGGCACAATATGCTGACTTGGCTGAGAATTACTTAGCTGATGCAGAGTATGAAGCAGGAACTGTTTTAGTGTTCGGCGGCGAGAATGAAATAACAACTACTATGTACAAAGGCGATAGAAAAGTTGCTGGCGTTGTTTCAACTAACCCAGCACATTTAATGAATAGTGATTTACATGGAGACTATGTTACAGCATTAGCACTACAGGGTAGAGTACCTTGTAAAGTAATTGGTGTTGTTGAGAAAGGTGACATAATTGTATCTAGTGCAATTCCAGGTTATGGTATGGTACAGAACGATCCACTAGTAGGAACTGTTATTGGTAAAGCAGTTGGAACTAAAGACGGAGATGAACCAGGGTTCGTTGAAGTTGTGGTAGGGAGAGTATAATGGCTATACAAATAATTAACATTGGGTCTAGTGTAAACAAAGGTGATGGCGATCCATTAAGAACAGCTTTTAAAAAGATAAATGATAACTTTGCTGAATTAGATGTAACAAACAAAAACAGAGATATTAACGGATCTGTATTTGCTGACGATAGTACGTTACTAGTTGATGCTGTTAACGGAACAATTACAGCGGCAGTATTAGTTGGTACACTTCCAGCATTAAATGGATCAGCATTAACAAACTTAACTATCCCGGCACAGACGTTTGCTTCACTTACAAGTAAGCCAACTACATTAGCAGGTTATGGAATCACAGATGCGGCAACGTCTGCACAAGGTGCATTGGCGGCAAGTGCGTTACAAGCAGAGACAATTACACTAACAACATTAAAAGCAGAAGTAGCGGCAAGTGCTGACTTTGCAGACTTCCAAACTAGAATAGCGGCATTATAAGGAAAAGAATATGGCAAATAGAATACCACTCATAGTTGACAGAGACGATAGCAACAAACTTAAAGAATTGCCAATAGGTGATAATTTAGACTTAACAGGATCAGGTATTACTGGAGCAGGAATGATTTCTGCAACAGGACTTACACTTGCTGGAGTTAACTATAATCCATTTAGTGGCAGTTGGAATGACTTAGCAGATAAACCTACTGTAGCCGCAACTACAACAGAATTAACAGAAGGTACTAATCAATACTTTACAAACGAAAGAGTTGATGACAGAGTAAATGCTATCCTTAGAGAAGGTAGCGGAATTGATATTACATACGATGACTTAAACGGAACTATTACTATTGCCGCAACAGGTGGTGGCGGCGGTGGCGCCGGAGGTAGTGGACTTGTTACTGACCTAACAGGACTAGCATCAAGTAACGTATTAAAATGGAACACAACAGCAGGCCAAGATAATAATGGAGCATGGGTAAACAGTTTTATTAACTATAGTGAAATTGTTGGTACACCTAGTTTAGCCGCAGTAGCAACAACTGGCAGTTACAATAACTTAGCTAACAAACCAGACTTAGTCAACGACATTAGTGATTTATCAGATGTTGATACACAAGGTACACCACCAACTCCAGGACAAGTATTAAAGTGGGACGGACTTAAATGGGCTCCTGCAAATGATGCAACATCAGGTGGTGGCGGACTAAACGCTGATACACTTGATGGATTTGATAGTCCTTACTTTTTAGATTATAATAACTTAACCAATAGACCTACTTTGTTTGACGGTAACTTTACTTCAATAGTTGGATTACCAACTACACTATCAGGTTACGGAATTACTGATTCTATTAGTGCAAACCAAAGTTATACACAAAACGGTAGTGTAACATTTAATAGTGATGCAGGAATTACAGTTGGTACGAATAATAATATTAAGTTACGTGTAGACAATGCTGTAATTATTGAAAGCACAGTAGATGAACAAGATTTAGATATTAAAGTAAAACCAATAACAGGTGTTGAAACAGCAATAAAAATTGACACAGGTACAAAGCGTGTTGGTATATTTGATAGTAATCCATCACACAAACTTACAGTAGCAGGCGATGTAAATGCTACTTCGTTTATTGGTAGTGGTGCAAGCCTAACAGGAATAACACTTAGCCAAATACTAGCAGGCGGGTCAGAAGTAAGTGACAGTGTTAGTTTTGGTAATGTAACACCTTACACTACTGCAACATATAACTTAGGTGCAAGTAACAATGTTTATTCTAATGTATATGCAACTAACTTTCATGGAAGCGGTGCTAACTTAACAAACATTCCGTTTAGTTCATTAACAAGTGTTAGTATTGATTACACAGGTAGTACAATTACTAACAAGCCTACTATTCCAACAAATAATAATCAACTTACAAACGGTGCAGGATATCTAGCAAACCTATCAACAACTAGTATTACTACACTATCAGATGTAAGTATCAACAGTCCACAAGAAAGCCAAGTTATAAAATATGTAGGTGGCATTTGGACTAACGCCGCTGGCGGTGAGTCAGTTGGTAACTTTACATTTAGTTCTGGTATTATTGACACAGACGATTCAAGTGGTATTACAATTACTCCAGCAGTAACAACAAGCAGTGATCTTACAGTACAGAACGACTTAGTAGTACAAGGTAGTATTACAGCAGATAGTATTGTTAGTACAGGTACAGGTGTGCCAACTATTGAAAGTGCGTCTAGTATTAATTTATCAGCTTCGGATAGAGTTACAGTTACACAAAGTCCTATTAACTTAGCAAGTTTTACAACTAATGATCGTAATAATTTAACAGCAACTAATGGTGACATGATCTACAATACTACTACAAATAAATTCCAAGGCTATGCTAATGGTGCTTGGGTCGATTTACACTAGGAGTTTAAATGAGCGAACGAGAATATATCGTTACACTAAAAAAAGGTGTAGACTACGAATCATTTAATCAAGAAATGATTGAAGAAACTGGCGCTGGTAATATTCCAAGTAGATCAGCAACAGTCGCGGATGCAAGACCTGGATCTCAACGCAATACACATTATGCTCTTACATATGAAGAAGCAACAGAACTTAGAAAAGACGATAGAGTTGTTGATGTTGCTATTCCACCGGATCAAGATGAAAACTTAGAAATTGGTTTAACAACAACATATCAAGGTAACTTTTATAAAGGAACTTCAGAACTTAGCAGTAAAAATATCGACTGGGGTAAAAGACGCCACAGTGTAGTTACTGAAGATACAACTTGGTCAACAAACTTAGATAGCTCATATAATTATGCGTTAGATGGTACAGGTGTAGATGTTGTTATACAAGACAGCGGCCTACAAGTTGATCATCCAGAATTCCAAGATGCTAACGGAGTATCAAGAGTACAACAGATTAATTGGTATACTGAAAGTGGATTAAGCGGATCGCAAAGTTCTAATCATTATAGAGACTATGACGGACATGGAACACACGTTGCAGGTACAGCCGCAGGTAAACATTTTGGTTGGGCTAAAAATGCAAGAGTGTATAGTGTTAAAGTTAGCGGACTAGAAGGCACAGGCGATAGTGGTAGTGGTATTAGTATTAGTAATTGTTTTGATGTTATAAAATTATGGCACAGAAATAAACCAATTGATCCAACTACAGGACGTAAACGTCCAACTATAGTAAACATGAGTTGGGGCTACAGTTCGGGATACGGAACTGCTACAAGTATTGTATATCGAGGTACAACATATAGTAGTAGTAATGATCCTAGTTTTTCTTCAAGAACACATCTAAGAGATACTTACGGACTTTATCCATACAATACTTTTAGTGGATATAGAGCTCCAGTACGAATAGCATCAGTTGATGCAGATGTAGAAGAATTAATTGATGAAGGTGTACATGTATGTATTGCCGCAGGTAATAATAGTTTTAAAGTAGATGTAGATGGCGGAGATGATTATAATAATATACTTTTTGGTGGAGGCGGTAGTAATTACTATCACCGAGGCAGTTCTCCGTATAGCGTAAATGCGTTTATGGTTGGATGCCTAAATGCTCAGTCAAACACAGAAGATAATAAAGTAGGATTTAGTACAACAGGACCAGGTGTTGATATATACGCCGCAGGACATAATATTGTTAGTTGTACAAGTACTACAAATAAATTTGGAGATGCCGCATATTATGATGGTGGTGGCTTTAGACAGTGTAACATTAGTGGTACTAGTATGGCTAGTCCGCAAGCATGTGGTGTAGGAGCATTATACCTACAAGCAAATCCTATGCTTACACCAGCACAACTAAAAGATATGATGCACAAAGATTCAAGTGAAACTTTAGAAGCAGGAACACTTACAGGATATGGTGACACAGATGATGCTATGGGTGGCCCACGCAGAGTAATGGTATCTAGATACAATAAGCGTATACCTTACTCATCATCTATATCAGGTAAATACAGTAACAGGGGAATATAGATGGCAATTCAAATAGTAAATATAGGTAATATTGCAAACGACGGCACAGGTGATGATCTACGTGAAGCATTTGTAAAAGTAAACAATAACTTTGCAGAACTAAATGCTAGAAGTACAGAATCAACTACTGTATCTAACTTAGGTAGTGCAGGTGAAGGTGTGTTTGGTCAAATAAGTGGAACTGACCTACAGTTTAAAAAGATTGTAGCAGGTACAGCAATATCACTAGCGGCTGATGCTAACGCTATTACAATTAATAGCACAGCAACAGGACTTCCTAGCGTACAAGTATTTGCAGATAACAATAATATTACATTAGATTCTAACGGTAATTCTTTAACACTTGCAGGCGGTGGAACTACTACAACAAATTTAAGTGGAAATACACTTACAATTAGTAGTGTAACTTCTGTACAGACTGATACAGATCCTAAACTTACAGCAACACTAAACGCACAAACTAATGACATTACTAACGTAGGTAACATGACTGGTAATGTACATGGATTAGATATTAGAACGTTTGACGGACTACAACAATATCTAACACTAGATATGGGCGAAGCAGTTCCCACAGTGTTTACTAGTACATTAGAATATCTAGCACATAATTTAACAGTTGACTATGATAACGGAACTGAAACGTTCACAGGGTCAACAGCAGTTGAAGCAGATATGGGAACGCTATAGGGAGTTTTGCATGGCGCAATTATGGACTGTTAAACCAGGACACAACTTAGGTACATACCAAGAAAGTATTACGCAGACTATTGCATTACCTGTTGTAGCTGGTTGTACACTTTCACTTATTAGCGGAAAGTTGCCAGGTGGGTTAAGAATTGAAGGAGACAACTTATTAGGTACTCCGTTCGAAGTTAAAAGACTAAAGTTATTTAGATTTGTTATTCGTGCAGTAAAAGGAAATGACAAAGAAGATATAACATTAAGACTAACTATTGACGGAGCTGATGCTCCAGTTTGGGTCACAGAAGAAGGTTCTTTACCTATTGGTCCTAATAATAAGTTTTATATACTAGATAGTAGTCCTGTAGACTTTCAACTACAAGTTATAGATCCTGATTTACCAGCAGGCGATAATATTGAATATTTTATTGCTGATAATGATGGCGAACTACCTCCAGGCATTGAACTAGGTATAACAACTGGTAAACTTACTGGTGTTGTTGAACCAATACTAGCATTAGAAAAAAGAGCAAGCAGTGGCTTCTTTGATAGTAATGTATATGGTAATTCTCCGTTTGATTTTGGTGTAAAGAGTGCAAACGGTTTTGAAAGTTATTACTACGATACAACATTCTATGATTATAATATTCCTACACAAAGTCCTAAAAAATTAAATAGATACTACGAATTTACAGTAAGTGCAAGCGACGGTGTTGTAATTGCAAAACGTAAATTTCAAATTTATCTTGTAGGTGACGACTTCCTAAGAACAGATAATACTATTATGCAACTCGGTACTGGATTGTTTACAGCAGACAATACGTACTTAAGAGCTCCTGTTTGGTTAACCCCAAGTGACTTAGGATACCGTAGAGCAAATAATTATGTAACATTATTCCTTGATGTATACGATCCTACTAGCAACACTGGTATTATTAGTTTTACAGTTAAAGATTCTAACGAAGATGGTAGTGTAAGTGCATTACCGCCAGGTATGTCTATTGATAGTACAACTGGTGAGATTGCTGGACGTATTCCTTATCAACCAGCAGTTACTACAGAATACAAATTTACTATTGAAGCACTAAGACAAATTGGATCTAAAGAAACTACATCTACAGAACCATTTGCAAACAACATTGGTGTTGGTGAAACTTGGAGTGGCGACGATAATGTAGCATTTACTGATTTTGCTGATAGTTTGTTTAACGGATTAGGAGCAACAGGTTGGATAGTATTTAACGAAGTTCCTGTAACAGAAGCAGACTCAGGTGATAACAAAAGTTATAAAGCAATCGATATTATAGATAAATCTGTTTGGACAATAGAAAATGGTAGAGTAACATCTACATCAGCTGATAAGTCAGTAACAAAAATTGAAGTAGGAAGTGTAGACTATTTAAGAGGATCGTTCTTAGGAACTATTGCAAACATAGGTTATAAAACTTATGATGCATTTGGAGCAACTGTTGCAAACAAAGTTGTTACTATGTCGTTTTATAGTTTTGATAAAAGAACAACATCATTATTTAATCCAACAGTATCTAAAGACAAACAATTTACAGTTAAACTATTAGGTGAAATTGAAAGTGCTATTACATGGAACACGCTAACATCACTAGGAAACTTAAGAGCTAACTTTGTTAGTACACTAAATGTTAGTGCTACAAGTAGTGTACCTAATGCTGTTGTATTATACACATTAGATTCAGGTAAACTTCCGCCAGGACTTACTCTTGCTATTGACGGACAGTTACAAGGTAAAATTAATCAATTTGGTGAGCCGGGTAATCCAGGATTGACTACAATAGACAAAGCAACAACACAAACAACATTTGACGGTGCTACAACAACTATTGATAGAAGTTATACATTTACAGTTAAAGCACAAGACCAATTCCAATTTAGTGCAACAACAAGAACGTTTACTATTACAACAACTGATCCAGACGATACTCTTTATAGTAGTATATCAATGGTGCCGTTGTTGAAACAAACACAAAGAAATACATTTAGAAACTTTATATCTGATCCTACTATCTTTACACCAGCAAGTATATACAGACCAAATGATGATTCGTTTGGTCTACAACCACAAATAAAAATGTTGGCTTATGCAGGTATTGAAACAAAGTCTATTGGAGAATTTGTTGCGGCGGTTGCTAAAAATCATAAGCGTAAACAATATAAATTAGGTGCTGTTAAAAAAGCAATAGCAAAAAATCCAGGAGACAATGATTCTGTATACGAAGTAATATATGTAGATGTAATTGATCCTTCCGAACCTGATGAAGGTAAAGGAAAAACAAATACTAACTTTACTATTGCAACACAAAATAAAATTACAACAGATCAAATTCAATATGCTGTTACAGATGATAATACTGGTGTAGGTACAGGACAAGGATTTTTTGACTTAGGCCTACGTGGCGGTGACGGACTTAGTCCTGCAAATACAGGAACAATTTCATTCTTTACTAGAGTAGGACCTATATCATTTGCTTCAGGCGGTAGTATTACAGTTGAACTACAAGATGGTACAACTATTAGTAGTCAAAGTATTGATGATAGTATTAGTTCAGATCCATTAAGATTGCGTCCAATAACAAATACAATTAAAATTGATAGTGATGCAATTAAGATTAGTGATAGTAATGATCAAAGAAAGTATATTAGTAACATTACTAATATGAGAGATAGAATAAGAGCTATTGGTAAAAATCTTAGAGAGTTTTACCCTTTATGGATGCGTACTTCACAAACAGCAGGACAAGCAGAACTAGGCTTTAAACTAGCAATACCACTATGTTACTGTAAACCAGGTGAAGCTGATAGTATAATACTTAACATTAACAATAGTAATTTTAACTTTAAACAACTAGATATTGAGATCGAAAGATACAATATCGACAGTACAGATGGTAATAGTAACGAACAATATGTTCCGTTCGCAAATTACCAATTCAATGTATAATGCTGATAAATAATAGCAACGAGAGGATAAACTATGGCAAGTAATATTAGTGATACAGGAATTAACAGTGATTTTCCTATAGCGGGACAAGATAACGACTCGCAAGGATTTCGTGATAATTTCACAACAATTAAAGCAAACTTTGTAGCGGCTAAGACAGAGATTGAAGCAATACAAACTAACGGTGCAGTTAAGAATGCAGAGAATAATTTCTTAGGAAATACTATTAATAATGCAAACTTTCAAAATACTACCGAAACAGGATATATTGCTGGTGCAACTATTAATACTAGTCAAAACATTAACCTCGACAACGGCGCATATCAAGAGTTTACAGTAGGTGCAGACATTACACTTACACTGTCTAACTGGTCAAGTGAACTAGCAAGAACAGGTAAAATACGTTTGCATATTAAAAGTGATCAAGCGGCAGGTAGTGCTACTAATAGAACTGTTACATTTGCAAGTAATGCAGGTGGTGGAACTATTAAGAAAAATGCTAACTGGCCAACTGGTGATCTTACAGCAGTAATTGGTGCTCCAGGTGCTGGTGAAGAATCTAAGTACTTTGCATTTGAATTTGTAAGTTACGACAGTGGTGCAACTGTATGGGCTGAATACTTAGGTATATATCAGTAAGATGCATCCGTTTGCAGAAGATACATCAGATATGACAGTATCTCAATTATACGATAAAGTTGCAGAACTAACTTCAAAGTATTTTGCAACTAATAATCCTCAAGTTCAAGAACAAATTACAACGTTTATTGAATACTACAAGCAAGAAGCTCTTATAAAAGAAGCCAAAATCCGAACTCAAGATGCAGAAAATCAACAAAATGGCGATTTAGATCTTGACAAACTGATTAATATCAGTTAAAATACATGTATGCTTATGAAAACAGACTCACTCGGCATTCCGAGATTTAACAATAAAGACCTTGTCGACATGATTTATAGCGGACACGCTGATAAATGTCATGTAGTTCTGTGTGATGAATCTGATGATGTAGATATGTTTAACAAAGCAATGGAAGAACAAGGCTTTGATAAACTACAAAAATATATTCCTTTAGATGTAGATCAAAAGACTTTTGACGGTGTATGTCAAGGTGAATGGTTTATGCCTGATGAATATAAAAAGATAAACGTACATAACTATATTCTAACAAAATGTACTACACAAGACGAAACAGCAAGATGTGCAGAAGAACTTGCACAGTTTGAAGGCAGAGGAATGATGCCACTGTTACAGTATATGATCTACCTTGTAGACTTCATGCGTGAGAACAATATTGTTTGGGGAGTAGGTAGAGGTAGCTCTGTAGCATCATATGTGTTATACTTAATAGGTATACACAAAATTAATTCAATCCAGTTTGACCTGGATTGGAGAGAGTTCTTGAGATAAGTAAGTATATAACCAGGAGAAGAAGATGGCAGTAAAACAAACAGGTCGAAAACAATACAGATCAATGCAGGGTAAACCTGTTGATATGGATTTGCTTAGACAAAGAAACGAACTAACACCAGCAGTTGGTAATGTTCGTGTTAATGCTAGAGGCGACGAACTAGGTCCAGGCGGAAAGATTATTAAAAAGCGTGAAGACGTTTTACGTGATTTCTATGAAGATAATGTTGAGCCTACACAGTTTGAAGCATCTGAAAAAGCACCGGTAGTAGAAGAGCCAGCAGTTGAAGCAACAGAAGTTGAAGCACCTAAGGCACGTTCTACTAAAGCAAAAGCTGGTCAAACAAAAGCTGAAGCAAAAGAAGAAGCTGATGAATGGGTAGAAGATGCAGACGGTAACTTTGTAAAAAGAGGTGATTAATGTCAATTGATTATCAAGCAATGGCCCAAGGCCGAAAAGGTATTCAATCTAAAATTGAGGCAGAAAGTATTCGCCCAATTAGGAATAGAGTACTAGTACATAATATGCACTTTGGTGAACAAACTACTAAAGGTGGAATTATTATTCGAAGTGACGACGGCGAGACTAGAGGCATTTACCCACGTTGGGGACAAGTATATGCTAAAGGCCCAGAAAACAAAGATCCATACCAAGAAGGAGATTGGATCTTAGTTGAACATGGACGTTGGACAAGAGGACTTGAACTTCATTTAGCAGGAGAGCCTGTTACTATTAGAATGGTTGAATCTGAAAGTATTATTGGATGGAGCGAAGAAGCACCATCAAATGATTTACGTATCGGACTAGAACAAGATCTAACTGGCGATCAAGCAAGACCAGAAGACTTTACAAATGCCCATGGGCAAATGAATCAATAGAGAAAGTAAATAAATTGAAGAACGTAGACTTAAACAAGTATAAAGATTTCGTGCGAGAAGTTACTAGTGGTGAATCACTATCAAGTATGCAGATGTATAATCGTATAGTTGATATTGAAACAACTGAAAGTAAGATGGGCGTAAACATGTCATTGCTAATGACTGGTGCTATTGGCATTAGTGCAGAAGGTGGTGAGTTTATGGAAATTATTAAGAAGTGTGTATTCCAAGGTAAGCCTATGGATAAAGATACACAATATCATGCAATGCGTGAGCTTGGTGATATTATGTGGTACTGGATGAATAGTTGTACTGCATTAGGTATTGACCCAAATGATGTTATTGCTGAGAATGTTAAAAAATTAGAAAAGCGTTATCCGGGAGGATCATTCGATCCTTACTATTCAGAAAATAGACAAGAAGGCGACATCTAGTTTGTTACCAATATTAACTGACGTAGACGGTGTACTTCTAGTATGGGAGGCATCCTTTAGTAAGTGGATGGCTTCTAAAGGCTACACTGTAAAAACTCCAAACGTATACAAACAATCAACACGCTACGGACTAGAACAAGACCTAGCAGATAAGTTAGTATGTCAATTTAACGAAAGTGCTTGGATGGGATATTTAGATCCCATGCCTGGTGCTGTTGATGCTGTTCAACGATTGGGTAGACGAGGTTATACTTTTGAATGTCTTACTAGTCAAAGCGAAGATAAATGTGCTGGTGATATTCGTAGATATAATTTAGAACAAGTGTTTGGAGATGAAGTAATTGTAGACTGTACTTGTATTGCTACAGGTGCTGATAAGGACGAACACTTAAAACAATGGAAACCAGGACATTGGTGGATTGAAGATAAGCCTGAAAATGCTATTGCAGGACTTAATGCAGGACACAAACCTATTCTAATTACACATGAATACAACAAAGATTTTGAACATGAAGGTGTATTAAGAGCAGATACTTGGGAAGATATACTTAATATCATTATTGAGGTTGACAATTAAGTAAAAGAATATATACTATTACAAAACGCTATTATAGATAACACAATATAGGAGGTTACGATGGCAGTAAAAATCACAGCTGAAATCTCAGCAGAACAATTTGAAGAAAATTTTAATTTTAAAGAAGCAAGTGGACTATACAGTGATCCATTGTTTAGACTTGTAGTAAACAAGTTTGGACGGTGTTACTGGTTACTTGCACACGATAACCTACAAGGGCCTCGATTTAGCGGAAACAACGTATATTATCAAGGCAACAACTCAAGACTAATCCGTACAATTTATCCTAATGCAAAACGTATTATAGACGTTGGTGCTAACGTAGGCAATAATACTATTGCTTATGGAGAATGGGCAGAGAATGTAGAGTCTTTTGAACCTACACCAACTACACTTAAAATGTTACTTGCAAATATTAATATTGCAAAGCATCAAGATCTAAAAGGAGTGTATTGGAAAGGTACAGATCAAGAAGGCGATATGTGGCGAGATGAATATGCAAAAGCAGGTTGGTACATACATAAAGGTGTACACCAAAGTATGAACATTACTGCAAACATTACAGTACATGAAGTTGCCGCAACTAATCGTAATGAAGGTACTATTGATATTTTAGATCATACTGATCACGGAGGGCATAATCATGTTGTATTAGATAGTGATAATGTTAAACTACGTGATAGTCAAAACTTAGTACCTGTACCAGCACGTACTATTGACAGTTATAACTTTGAAGATGTAGACTGTATCAAGATTGATGTTGAAGGCAGTGAGCTATTAGTTATGCAAGGTGCAAAAGATACAATCGATAGATGTCGTCCTAGTGTACAAGTTGAGATTGTGCCTAAGCAATGTACATTGTTTGGATACGAACCACAAGACTTATATGACTTCTTTGCAGAACGTGATTATGTATGTGTAAGTGCAGTTCGCAGACCAATGAACAAAGAACAAAGAGATTTGTATTGGGGTAAGAACATTGGCATGAAACACAGACAAATTAAAAAGTACATGGACAGATTGTTTGTACCACGAGAAGTACATGAAGCAACTGATTATGGAACTATGGCGCAAGCAAACATAGATCCTAGTGCGGCAAGTTTATTTGATTTTGGTTAAATTAACTGTTGACATTAGAACAATATTATAGTATACTGTATAGACAATGAAGCAAAAAGTCAGTAATGATGAGCTTATTGTACAATAGGGAACATAGAAACGTTCCAATAATTTAACAGTCGAGGAGACACACTATGAAAGAGCCATACGTAAGCCTATTTAATTATGTAGACAATTGGAAGAAATCAATTGTAAACGGGTATGCAGACAGCATACAATCTGCCTATGGAGAAGACTTATCAATCTTCTTTGGTCCAAAAGAAGAACGGACACCTATCAAATTTTTAGAACCTGAAGACTATCAACGAAAACTACAATTAATCAAACGTGCAAACTTGCCTAAGTTGAATGTAAGCAAAGGTGCCCTTAACTTAGAGTCAATGGGTACAGTAGACTTTGTTACTGCATTTAAAATGGCACTAGATGCACTTAATGCTGTTGTTGATCCTGAAACAGGCAAGCCTGTATTGTACGGTGTACAACTACAATCATATAATTTAGACGAAGCAGTAATGAATGGACTTGCTGTTGATCAAAGTCTTGTTGCTATGAACATGAAAGCACAACGAGTAATTTACTTGTGGCGTATGTTTGAGATTGCAATGAACTTTGATAGCAGTCTTGTATTTGGTGCTAAAGGACGTTATGCCGCAGACGAAGAACGTGTATTTTTAAATGATGGTATGCAGGGTTCAATGGCACTAGCACTACACGGAGTAAAGACTCTTATTGTAGGCTTTAGTATGAAAGATATGCCATACATTGACTTTAATCAGTTCTTGGCTTGTAACGCAGATGTTGTTCCTATTACTGACTATGACTTTGTTAAAGTTCGTAACAACAGAGCGAGAGCAATGCTTCAAGCAGGACTTGATGTAAAGTTAGAAGATCAACCAGCATACAATCTTATGCGAGTTTTTGATAACGTTAATATTACACCTGTGCCAGAAAGTGCAACACCAGGTGCTGGCGAAACAAAACATACTGCTCATATGCAAAAACACTTTAAAGAGTTTTGTAAAGACAATTACTCAAATAGATTTGCATTTGAAATGGCACTTAAATGTGTACGCAATGCATGGCATTTCTCTGCAATCGATCATGCGCCAGTATGGGGGTTGACAGAGCTGTTTACACAGATGCCTAAGAAGTCAGTAACTGATGATCTGCTTATTAAGATTGGACAGGTTATGAGTGAACGTTGGAGTTCGAGTAGTAAGGTATGGTCAGACGTACTTAAAGGTATTCGTTCACAGTATCCTGAAAAAACAAAATCAGGCAAATACACAGAGTGGAAAGATCATCGATTTACATCAGGATCAAATCGTGGACTAATGATTGCCGCGGCAATTAAATCATTAATTGATAATCGTGAGCAACATATACAAGCACAGCCTGGTAAACAAAAAGGTTATGATTTAGTTATTCCTACTGTTGTAAAAGGTGGTTCTGACTTTACAATTGATGTACCTTATGTATATACAGATACAAACGGCAACGTTGCAGAGTATTCAACTCTCATTGATGTTGATGCTTTTAACAATAAAGCACAGAAGCAAGAAGATGATAAGTTTGCGGAGTTTATGTAAATGGCAGACTTAATAAAAATTAGAGAAGAGGGCCTTCGGGCTCTCTCCTCACGTAAGTTTCATTCTTTAGACGATGCTAGTACATATGCAACATTTTTTGAAATGTTTAAAAAGTCTACAAAGCAAGATCAGTTTTTAAAACTTATTTGGGCTCACACAGTTAAGTGGGAAGGCGATCCGTTTGAGCTTGCAAAAATTGCTCCAGACTTGTGTCCTATTTTTGGTACACCGTTAGACTACGGACGTGGAAAAAATAAAGTAACAAATCCAAACATTGATAACTATGACGGATTCTTTCAGCCTACTGTAGATCATAAAATAGCAAGGTCTATGGGAGGAAAAGATGAAATTAGTAATTATGTTATTGTAAGCCGTAAAGCAAATCAGTTTAAAAGTGACATGGGTTCTAAGATGGAATTGGATACATTTTACAAAGGAATGGTTGACATTTACTATAGTTAATGTTACAATAAGACAATGAGGAATTATATATGAAATTACCAACACAATTTACAGGTTTAGGAACAACAGGCTTAACTGGCATTGCTCTTATGTACCTTCATATTACAAATGAACTAACAGGCTGGGCTTGGCCCATACTTTATGTATCGCTTATTTTAATGGGTATTGGCCAAGAAAACAGGAAAGACTAATGGCAATACATGGAATGATTGATTTAGAAACACTAGGCGTTGAGCCTGATAGTGTTATAATCACTTTAGGTGCAGTTAAGTTTGATCCGTTCAGTGATGCTGAACCCAATCATGGATTGTACCTACGTTGTGATGTAGAAGAACAATCAGAGAAGTATGGTCGTAGTATTGATAATAACACACTAGAATGGTGGGGCAAACAAAAGCAAGAAATCCAAGACGAAGCCTTTGGAGATCATGAGCGAGTAAATATGGATAACTTAACAAAGCAACTCAACAAATGGTGTGTTGGAGTTGACTATCTATGGTGTCAAGGTCCGTTATTTGATTATGCAATATTACAAAACTTATACAAGAACATTGGCAAGCCATGTCCGTGGAACTACTGGCAAATTAGAGATAGCAGAACGGTGTTTGCAATGATGCCAAGTGATCCACGTAAAGCAATACAAGAACAACTACACAATGCTCTAGCAGATTGTTATTATCAAGCAAAATGCCTACAGCAAACATACAAACACTTTGGAGTTACTAGATGAAAGAATTATGGGTAGAAAAATATCGTCCAAGCACAGTTGATGGATATGTATTTAGAGATGATGCACAAAAGCAACAAGTCAACCAATGGATAAAAGATGGTACTATTCCGCATTTATTGTTTAGTGGTAACGCAGGTATTGGTAAGACAACACTTGCAAAGATTCTTCTTAATCAACTAGAAGTAGGTGACCTTGATATACTAGAGATTAATGCTAGTCGTACAAACTCAGTAGAAGATGTACGTGACAAGATTGTAAACTTTGTACAAATGATTCCATTTGGTGAGTTTAAATGTGTACTACTTGATGAGGCTGATTATCTAAGTCCAAACGCACAAGCGGCGTTGCGTGGCGTAATGGAAGAGTATCATACAACAGCAAGATTTATTTTAACTTGTAACTATCCAAACAGAATTATTCCTGCATTACATAGTAGGTGTCAAGGCTTTCATATTGAACGTATTGACCAAACAGAATTTACTGCTCGTGTAGCAGAAATTGTTCTTACAGAAGGTGTCACTCCAGACTTGGATATCTTAGACACTTATGTAAAAGCAACGTATCCTGATTTGCGTAAATGTATTAACATGGTGCAAATGAATTGTGTTGACGGCGTATTAGTTCCGCCAGCTAAAGCAGATGCAGGTGATGCTGATTATAAGATTCAAATGGTTGAACTATTTAAGCAAGGCAAGATTAGAGATGCACGTAAACTAGTCTGTAGTCAAGTAAGACCAGAAGAAATTGAAGACATATATAAATGGTTGTATGACAATATTGAATTGTTTGGTGAAGATGAAGAAAGACAAGAAAGTGCAATTTTAATTATTAAGCAAGGTCTTGTAGATCATACATTAGTTTCTGACCCAGAGATTAACTTGTCTGCAACGTTAATTAGATTAGCGAGATTGTAAATGAAGATTTTAATATTTGGACTACCCGGTAGTGGGAAAACTACACTTGCAAAACCCTTTTCAGAGTTAATTGGAGCAGTACATATCAATGCTGATGCAGTACGTACACAATACAATGATTGGGATTTTACACCCGAAGGACGTATTAGACAAGCACAACGTATGCGTCACTTAGCTGATGGAGTAGTCATGGCCGGCAAAATTGCAGTTGCCGACTTTGTGTGCCCCACTGAACAAGCACGTACAGAGTTTGCACCAGACTATACAGTTTGGATGGATACTATCGAAGAAGGACGTTTTGAAGATACTAATAAAATGTTTGAAACTCCGCCTAGTTGCGATTATCATGTAGGTAAATGGTTTGAGGATACTGCATCAGCATTGTTGCCTGTAGTAAATAGATTTATGGGGAAACAATATGACGGACTTTGATTGGCAAAAGCCTACAACACAAATGCTAGGAAGATGGCAACCTTGGCATGATGGACATACAGAACTGTTCAAACGTGCATTAGCAGAAACAGGCCAAGTGTGTATTCAAATACGTGATGTATTTGGTATAGTCGGTGACGATGCAGGAGCCGGAAGAACTGTAGCACAAACAGATAATCCTTTTACACATATAGATGTAATGGACGGTATTATCGAAGGACTAAACAAAGCAGGCTATACTTATAAAAAAGAATATACTATTATGAAAGTACCTAATATTGTAGACATTAGTTATGGTAGAGGTGTAGGTTACACTTTTACAGAGCATGACTTAGGAAAAGAGATACATAATATTAGTGCTACAAAAATACGTGCAGAAATGCGAGATAAAGGAGATCTATGACATACTTAGTCAACGACAACTGTATTAAATGTAAACACATGGATTGCGTAGAAGTTTGTCCTGTAGATTGTTTCTACGAAGGTGAAAACATGCTTGTAATTAATCCGGACGAATGTATTGACTGTGGAGTGTGTGAACCTGAATGTCCAGTAGATGCTATTATTACAGACTTCCAAGATACTGATAATAAATTTTATGAGCTTAATCACAAATGGTCAAATACTTGGCCTAATATTACTCAGATGCGTAAAGAGGATGTTCCTAAAGATGCAGAGGAATGGGCAGGCGTAGAAAATAAAATGGAGCATTTTTCAGAAAAACCTGGACGAGGAGATTAAATGAAATTAAAATGTAAACATATCTTGTTAAGTTTTGATAAATCACCAAACAGTTCGCACGATAGACCCTTAGGTGTTGCTGTTGCTGATGCTGAACAATTAATAAAAGATATTAAAAGTAGTAAAATTAGTTTTGCCGAAGCGGCAGGAAAACATAGTGCATGTGCAAGTGGTCCAAGACACGGCGGAGAGCTAGGATGGTTTGAAGAAGAAAAGATGCACCCTGACTTTAGTAATGCTGTAAAAGTAATTCAAGTTGACGATATTGGTCCACCAGTCATATCACCTTGGGGTGTACATATTGTGTATAGGCAAGGTTAATGGGTCCTGAAGGTTCAAATTTAAAATTTAGTGAAAACGGGTGTGACTTCTGGGCGTTAGAAAAAAGTTATTACAGAAGTGGTTTCTTTGTTGACATTGGTGCTAGTGACGGAGTTACTGCTAGTAATACATACTTACTTGAAAAGTTTTATAAATGGCAAGGTATTTGTGTAGATCCAAATCCTGTTACATTAAAAAGTATGTGTGGTGCTAGAGATACAATAGTTAGCGACCTGTGTGTATATAAAGAATCAGGAAAAATACTACCCTTCAAATATTTAGGTGATCAATCAGAGTTTTATGGTTGGAATCTTAGAAGTGGTATAGATGGTCTTGTAAGCAACGATATGCCCGTTAAAATGAACGATCATAAAGTGTTTACAATTACACTTACAGATTTGTTAGAACTTTACAATGCACCTAATAAGATTGATTACATAAGCATTGATGTTGAAGGAAGCGAAATTGAAGTTTTAACAGGCCTTGACTTTTCTAAATATGATATTAAAATGTTTAGCATAGAATATGAAAATGAAGAAAATAGAGCAAAGATAGATTGGATCATGTCTAGGAATAATTATGAAAGAGTTGACTTTGATCAACAGTGTACAGAAGATAGGTATATAAAGAATGGTTGAGTATGAATATTACGATTGGAATAACTTGCTTACGGAAGACGACAGACAAAGAATGTGTCGTACTGTATCAACAGGTATAGACTCTGGTAGGTTTTGGACTAACAGTCCAAAGTATCAAACAAATTGGAACGTGTTTCAAGATTTTACAGATCTAAAGATGAGTTTCCTTTGGAGTTGCTTTAGATACTTAGGAAGAGAAGTACAAATTAAAAACGTACAAAGTTGGAGTTTTCGTACAAGTTTAAAACATGCTGAGGATAGAGATACACTTTGGCACCATCACAATCACAATCCTGAAACAACTACAGTAAGCGGTGTATACTATATGCAGTTACCTGATGATGTAAAAGATTTAGAAAAAGCAGGAACAGAATTAGCACCTATTAGTCCAGAAGGTGAAGGTAACTTTTTTGTACCTTGGAAAACAGGACACTGGATGATATATCCTGGAAAGGTATGGCATCGTCCAGGCATAGTACAATCACAACAAGACCGCTATATTGTAGCGGCAGATATGGAGTTTTAAGTGAACGTTAAATTAGTAAGTTATAGTAAACCAGCAGACGAGTTTTTAAAAGAAGGACTTGAAAACGTTCAAGATCTTATTGCATTTTGTGCCAAAGTATCAAATCCTACAGCACAAATTAATATGGAAACAAGTGAACGTTTAATTAAGTATTTGATCAAACATCAACATTGGTCACCTTTAGAAATGGTTAATGCAGTATTAGAAATTAATACTACACGTGATATTGCACATCAGATTGTAAGACACAGAAGTTTTGCGTTTCAAGAGTTTAGTCAGCGTTATGCTAATCCGGCAGAAATGGGTGAAATGTTTATTACTAGAGAAGCAAGATTACAAGATAATACAAATAGACAAAACAGTGTAGAAGTTGACAGTGAATCTGACATTCACTATGCTTGGGCGTCTAAGCAACAAGAAGTAATCGATAAAGCTCGTGAAGTATATGATTGGGCTATTGAGTCTGGTATTGCTAAAGAGCAAGCTCGTGTAGTGCTACCTGAAGGTAATACAAAAACAAGATTGTATATGAATGGTACTCTACGTAGTTGGGTACACTACATTGAACTACGTGGTGCTAATGGTACACAAAAAGAACACATGGACATTGCTCATGAATGTGCTAAAATTATTGCAGAGATTTTCCCACTAATGAAAACTCTATGATGGGTGCTAACTGGCAACGTGACGTACAACAACATTCTGTTGTAAAGAAGTTTGCTTGGCTACCTGTAGTAACCAATAGTAATAAACGTGTGTGGTTAGCACACTACTATATCAAATACACACACTATGATGATATGGGTAAACCACCTATCAAGTGTTCAAGTTGGGAATATACCTACACAGAAAATGAATATTTAATTCAAGTATTGAAAGGGGCCTAAACCCCTTTCTTTATTCGTCTCCGTATACTTCTAATATCTCCTTCACTGCTTCATGCCTTTCAATGTCTTGGTGACCAAATTCTATACATGCTAGGTGTGACGCATAACCAAACTTACCTAAATGATCAATAAAGTCAATTAAGCCATTATCTTTCATTCTGTCTGCTTGATTTAAGTCTCCTGTCACGGCCATCTTGGAACCTTCCCCTAAACGTGTTAGTAGCATCTTCATTTGATTAGCTGTTGAGTTTTGCATCTCGTCAGCAATGATATATGCCTTTTTAAACGTTCGACCACGCATATATGCTAACGGTGCTATTTCTAATACACCTTCTGCAATCATGCCTTCGATATCTTTTGCCGTAAAATAATCTCTTAATACGTCAAATATAGGTCTTGTCCAGGGGGCCATTTTTTGTTCTAAGGTGCCAGGTAAAAAACCTAGATCCTCGTCAACTGAAACAGCCGGTCTTGTAACAATAATTTTGTCCACAACACCTTCTTTGAAAAGTTTAATTGCTGTTAAAACTGCGATCAGAGTCTTACCAGTACCAGCCGGACCAATGCCAAAGACAACGTCTTTCTTTGCATCAGCCAGAGTTAGCATGTAAGATTCCTGTGCCCTATTACGAGGCACAATTTTAACATTTTTGTGCTTTTCAGGAAGGTAGTTATTAATTTGAACAACATTATTGTGAAAGTTCTTACTCTTGCGAGCTCGCTTTGCACTCATGAAGTGTCCTCCTTTAATGTGACTTCTATAAACTCTTACTTTGTTTACAAAAATATTTATCTAGGTTTGTCAACTGTTAAGTGCTAACACAACTTATGTGATAAATAACTATATAATAGAATAGGTGGCGATATAATGAGAGATATCACAGACGTAGTAAAAAACATATCAGAGATATATGACAGCGATGTAGCATTCACTGTATTAAAAGACTTTGAAAGAGTGCTAGATGATTTAGACATATATGTGTATGAAAACTGGGCTGAAGGCGAAATAGTACACGGTCCTAAAATTAGCAGACATTGGGTAACTTGTGCGTTTATGTGGCCAATTGACGAAATGCCTGATCCAATGGGCGGAAAACGTTTGTTAGACTATGACTGTAAGGTTACCTATAAAAAAGATAAAATTATAAAACCACGTAAAATACGTAAACCAGATGATATTCGTCCTGGTACTAAAAAAGGTAAGTTAGATACATTACCAATTTGGGTCGTAGAGATTATGATGCCTAAAAAATTAATTGCAGACATTTATGGTGGCATGAAAGCAATGCAAAATTACGAAGTAGATGCTGGATCACAACCTACTGTTCCTGCAGAAACACAAGAAGCTGATTTAGGAGCACAAGCAAGTGCTGATGCTGGCGGCGAAGAGTTAGAGACAGTATAATGGGTTTACTTAAAAACGATCTAGGACATTTAGTAGATAAGATTATCGAAATTGATTCTTATAAATCAAAAATGGGTGAAGATTCTGATATTGTTACACTAGCATTTAGTGTACACGGACAAGAACCTGCAAAAGATTTAGAAAACTTTATTGAAAAAGGTTATCCGTTTGTGCTTGATGCTGATGTTACTTCAGGAGAACAGTCAGATGGTACGTACAAAGTATTTGTTGAAATGGAACGTAACAAAGATATACCAATGCAAATTATAGAAATTGCTGACGGTGTAAGTAAACTAGCTGATTTAGAAAAAATGAAGTTTAGATATTACAAGAACTTTAGAAGTAAAGAACTTGACGAAGAAAATTTAGCAACTATACCTGTTGATAAAGAAAGTTACGATATTGCTGTTAACGAAACACAGTATGAAAACTATAAAAACTTCTTTACTAAAAGTTATGCCGAATCTATTGATATGCTAGGTGAAACACTAATTGTTAAAAACACTTATGCACAGCCACTAAGATTTGAAGTAACAGACTTTGGTAAAGATACAGTAATTAATGAAACTATTAACATGAAAGACATGAGTGAAGTTATTTTCCTTACTAAAGTACTAGGAGACTATAATATTACTAAGTATGGTGAAAATGTTATACTAACTAACGAAGGTTATAGTTTACATTTAAAAAGGATCTAAATGAATAACTGTCAAAATTGCGGACACGAATCACATTGTGGAACAAGTTTATTCAAAGATCATAAAGACGGCGACAATCAAACTATAAATATCAAAGTATGTGAGCAATGTCGATGTATGGCATGCCAAATAAAGGATACAAAAGAAAATGGCTAAAGAACACTTTAAATTTGATTTCGAAGAATGGATGGCTGAAGAGCTTATTCATAGAGACGATTGGAAAGATTGGTACAACGCAATGTGCGAGATCTTACCATTATGGGAAGTGAATACAGCAGAGCGTGTAGCAATGTTTGTAGCACAATGTGGACACGAGAGTGGCGGCTTTAGAGTACTAAGTGAAAACTTGAACTATAGCGCCAAAGCATTGAATACAATTTTTCCTAAATATTTTAGGAGAGCAAATAGAGATGCAAATGAATATCATAGACAACCTGAAAAAATCGCAAACGTTATTTACGCTTCACGTATGGACAACGGCGATACTGCTAGTGGTGACGGCTGGCGCTTTCGCGGTGGTGGTATACTTCAGTTAACTGGACGTTACAATTATACACAGTTTGCTAAAGAAATGGAAATGACTCCGGAAGAAGCAACTGATTATGTACGCACTAAGAAAGGCGCACTAGACTCAGCATGTTGGTTCTGGGATACAAACAACTTAAACAAGTATTGTGATGCTATGGATATTGTAGGCGCAACAAAACGTATTAACGGCGGAACTATTGGTTTAGATGATCGCAAGAAACATTACCTACATGCAATGGATGTACTAGGTGGCGACTTTGAAGAGCCAGAGGTAGATTACAATCAAACAATTAGGCAAGGATCACGTGGTCCACTAGTAGCAGAAGTACAAGAGAAACTTGATATTTCACCTGCTGATGGAATCTTTGGTCCAGGCACTGCACGTATTGTTAAAGAATGGCAGAGTTCAAACGGACTTACTGCTGACGGTATTGTAGGACCAAAAACATTGGGAAAGTTACTAGGGTAGGCGGTATGGGTGCAAAGTTAGCATTAGTAATGTTTGTTTTAATGTGTGCCATGAGCGGTGGCGCCTATTGGTATTATAATGACACACAAGAACGTATTGCTATCTTAAACGAAAATAACGCAAAACTAGAAACAGCAGTCCAAACAAATGAAGAAGCTCTAGCATCGCAAAGGGCTTCTTTTGAAGCAATGGTTGTAGAAAACAATAAACTACAAGAACAGTTTAAAGAAATAAACAACAGAAATCGTTCACTAGAAAATAGACTTTCTAGACACGACATTGGCGCAAGTGGAGTTGCTAAGCCTGGTTTAACTGAAAAGGTTTTAAACAATGCAACTAAAAATGCACAGCGTTGTTTAGAAATTTTTAGTGGTAGTGCATTGACTGAAAAAGAACTTAGTGCAACTAAGCCTAGTGAAATAAACAACGAATGTTGGCGCACAGCAAATCCAAACTTTGATCCTAACATACAATCAGATGCATGGAAAAGGAAGAACTTATGAACAGACATGTAGGCAGAGGTGTAATAGTTTTAGTTATATTATTGGCGGCGTTTGTTTTATCTAGTTGTACATCAACTCCAAGACAAATTGAAATAAGTGCAAAGCCAATTGAAAAACCTAAATTAGTTTTACCACCAGCAGATGAATTACGCTTAAAAGATTTAGAATGGGTAGTTATTAACGAAGAAAATGCTCAAGAAGTTTGGGAAAGACTAAAAAAAGATAAAAAAGATCCTGTACTAATTGGCTTAACTGATGATGGCTACGAAATACTAGCAATGAACATAAGCGATATTATGAAACTGTTACAACAGCAAAAAGCAATCATTGCCGCTTACCAAAATTACTACGAAGAATCAGAACAGGCACTAGAAGATGCAAACAGTGAAATCCAAGGTGCTAAAGAAGAAGTCGACAAGCAAAATTCTACTCCAGAAGACTCTATTTTAAATAAGATCAATCCATTCAAATAATGAATAAATTATTTGTTGTTGCCCTACTGTCATTAATACTGACTAGTGGATGTGCAAAACAAATGGATTGCGAAGCCAAACCAAATCCAAAAGTAACCATAGACGGTAAACGTAATATCGAAGTGACGCCCGGTGCGACTTTAGCCTGTGATTTTTGACATAAATACATACATAATAATGAGGGAATACTATGTGGGAAATGATTGAACAAATGGCGAGCAATCGCTTATGGATTTATACAGCATTAGCTGGATCAGTATTTGGTGCAGGATTTTTATTCTGGTTCAAAGATACAAAAATGGCAACATGGGCTGTAACAAAGTTTGATGCCACACTAGAATACCTAGCAATACGTTGGGGTTGGACATGGTTACAAAATGATCCAAATGCTTGGCGTGTGAAATATCCAAAAATTACATCTAAAATAGATGAGCTTGAAAAGCGTATCAAACATCTTGAGGGGAAAAGATAATGCCAAGAAAGAAGCCAGAAGATTTGAATAAACCAGAGGCGGCTCCTGCTCCAGTAGCAGAAACAAAGCCAGACGCGGTAGTAGTTGCTACACAAGATAGTACAACACGCAAAGTCAAACTAGACTTAGAAGTAGATACAAGTGTAAAAGACTTAGGTCCTAATCCATATGCTAGGTTAATACATTTAGCAAGAGCAATTGATGCTTGGAGAATTTTTCCAAGAGCATTCTTAACTGTTTACATTGTACTATTATATAAAGTAGTAATATGGTTTATGAATTTAGATGCTCCAAGTTTTGAACAAAGCGGACTTGTTAGTATTGTTGTAGGTGCCGGTGCGGCATGGTTTGGACTATACACCGGATCTAGTAAATCTAAGAAATAGTTTCTATAAGTAATAGTATGGACTATTACAATATATTAGGTGTTAATCGAAACGCTTCGGACAAAGAACTTAAACAAGCATATAAGAAATTAAGTATGCAACACCACCCTGATCGTACAGGTGGTAGTGACGAAAAGTTTAAGCAAGTTAACGAAGCATACAGCACACTAAAAGATCCACAAAAACGACAAGCATACGATAATCCACAACCACAGTTTAATTCACAACATTTTAACCAAGGGGGATTTCAAGGCGGCTTTGACATTAATGATCTAATGGGCCAATTTGGATTTGGTGGTAGGCAAATGCGTAATCAAGATATTACGATAGGTTGTAACATTAGTATTGGTGAAGTTTACACTGGTAAAAATGTTCTTGCTACATACAGGCTTAATAACGGATTAGAACAAACTGTTGATATTAAAATACCTGTAGGTGTGCGGAATGGTGACAAAGTAAGATACTCAGCAATGGGTCAACAAGACATTCAGCAAGTACCGCCGGGAGACTTATTTGTACAAGTAGTAGTACAATCCACAAATGAGTTTGAAGTGCATGGATTAGATTTAATTACTACGAAGAGATTGAACGTTTTAAAACTAATTACTGGTTTATATACTACAATTAGTGTTCCGGGTGGTGCTAAAGTTAATCTAAATATACCCGGAGGAACTCAACCAGGCACAATATTAAAAATTACAGGCAAAGGCTTACCAAACAGACAAGGCAACCCAGGAAATATCTTAGTTAAAATTATAGGTCAAACACCGTCAGGGCTCAGTGAAATGGACAAGAGACTTATTGAGCAAATTGGCAAAAAATATAGTTGACTTTAATACTATGATATCGTATAATGTAAATACAGTTATAGAAAAGGAATAATGATTTATGGTTGAACCGAGCGAAGAGTTACAGGTAGTATTTGACAAAGCAATTAAAGATGCTAAAAGATTGGAACATGAATATGTTACATTAGAACATCTGTTGTTTGCAATGCTATGCACAGAAAATTTTACAAATATCTTAAAAGGTTTTGGTATTGATGTTCAACCTTTGCAGAATGATATCTTAACTTATCTTCAAACAAAACTTGATGATATTAAAGTTCCTGCAGGCACAAAATATAAGCCAAAGAAAACACAAACAGTAGAACGTGTAATGAATAGAGCATTTACGCAAGTATTGTTTAGTGGTAGACAGCATATTGATATTTGTGATGTATTTGTTTCGTTACTAAACGAAAAGAAAAGTTTTTCAACATATACACTTACAAAAGCAGGTGTTGAAAAAGAAGCATTTAACACATATATTAACAACGAATTTGTAGGCTCTGCTGAAGATGAAGAAATGGCAGGACATGCACAACGGGCTCTTAAAGCATTTACATCAAATTTAAATCAAGAAGTTGTAGATGGTAAGATTGATCCTGTTATTGGACGCAAAGACGAGATTGAAAGCATTTGTTTGTCATTAGGACGTCGAGGAAAGAACAACGTACTATTAGTAGGTGATCCGGGTGTTGGTAAAACTGCTATTGCAGAAGGACTAGCATATCGTATTGTTAATAAAGATGTTCCAACGTTCCTTGAGGAGTATTCAGTATACAACTTAGACATTGGTGCTATGTTAGCAGGTAGTAAATACCGCGGAGACTTTGAAGAACGTTTTAAATTAGTTATGGCCGCTATTAAACGTCAAGGCAAAACGATTGTATTCATTGACGAAGCACACATGATGAATGGTGCTGGTGCTGGCGGATCAAACAGTAGTAATGATCTAGCAAATATGTTAAAGCCTGCACTAGGTAAAGGCGATATTAAAGTTGTTGCATCAACTACATGGGACGAGTATCGTAAATACTTTGAAAAGGATCGTGCATTGATGCGTAGATTCCAACGTGTAAGTGTTGACGAGCCTGATAAGAAAACAACAACAGATATCTTACATGGTATTAAGAAGTACTACGAAGAATTTCACGAAACAATTATTACAGAAGAAGCAATTGACGAAGCAGTTAAACTTTCAATAAAATATATTACTGATAAGAAATTGCCTGACAAAGCAATTGACTTGATTGACCTAGCATGTTCACGTTTCAAAGTAAACAATGCTACAGGAGATCGTGTTGTTGGTCCTGAAGAGATTAAATTTGAACTTGCTAAGTTTGTAAATCTTCCTCCAGAACAAATACAACAAAAAGAAACTAATAATTTAGCAAGTCTTGACCATAATCTTAAACTTAATGTTTACGGACAAGATGATGCTATTGAAGAAATTGTTGATAAGATTCTTGTTGCACAAGCAGGCCTTAAGTCAGAAGAAAAGCCAATTGGATCATTTGTATTCATGGGTCCAACAGGTGTTGGTAAGACTGAACTTGCTAAACAACTTGCAAAGAATCTAAGTATACATCTTGCACGTTTTGATATGTCAGAATATCAAGAAAAGCATAGTGTAAGTAAATTAATTGGTTCTCCTCCAGGCTACGTTGGACACGACGAGCATTCAGGACAGTTGATTAATCAACTACAAGAACATCCTAACTGTGTTCTATTGCTTGATGAGATTGAAAAAGCACACCCAGACATTGCACAAATTCTTTTACAGATTATGGACAATGGTAAGATTACTGGAAGTGACGGTAAAGAGGCTGATGCACGTAATTGTATCTTAATCCTTACAACTAACTTAGGTGCAGAACAAGCTGAGAAAAACACTATTGGATTTAGTCAAGACTTTGCTGGAGACTATGGCGATGAAGAATTCAAACGTTTCTTTGCTCCAGAATTTAGAAATAGACTTGATGGTGTAGTTACATTTGGTAAATTAGAAAAACCTATTATGTTAAAAATTGTTGGTAAGTTCTTACTTGAACTTAGAACAATGCTTGATGATAAAAATGTTGTTTGTCAAATTAGTGACGATGCTCTTGATCATCTTGTAGAAAATGGGTTTGATAGTAAGATGGGTGCAAGACCAATGCACAGATATATTGATAAAGAAATCAAACGTCCACTAAGTAAGATGCTATTATTTGGCGATCTCAAAGATGGCGGTACTTTAAAGATTGATGTTGCTGATAATAAATTGCATCTAGAACCTATCAAAGAAAAGGTAAAAGATGTTACAGAAGCTATACACAACTAAGTTATTCTATAACAAGTACCTATACAAACTTCGTGTAAAGAGCGGTATTGCATCGCTCTTTCGAGGACTTAACTTAGGTTATGTTAAATCAAAACTAGATGCTATGCAGAGAGATGCTGAAGCAGAATTACCTATACAAAGTCCTTTTAATCATGTGTTGCGTAAACATAATACAACTGTTACATTAGAAACATTTATGGATGCTTGTGTTTTATACAATGCACTAGAAAAAAATAAAAGACATGCTATGGTACGTTGCGAAGGATACACATTAGATATGTATTCAAACGAACCTGAATGGTTAGAAAAATTACAAAAACAAGTTGATGCTACACAATGGTATGAGCCTGAAAATGATTATGTATTTGATTACCTTTTACAAAATGCAAACACAGAACTAGTTGATGGGGAAGTTGTATGGCAATATAAAGCATTACTAGGTAAAAAAGTTGACCCTAATTTTGCAGACTACTGTGAAAATAATCCAGACGGCTTTAAAATAGGCAATGTTGCTAAACGTGTTGTACGTAACAATCATTTTGCTGAAGGGTTTTACTTCTATGCTAAAAATGAACGTTACCTTATGTTAGCAAAAATAGCATTAGGAGGTCAAATCCGTCGTGTGATAAAATATGTTTCACGCAACGATTTGCATAAATAGTATTATGCCAAGCACAAGCGAAATAATTTTATCAGCAAACACACATCCAGGGGACAGTACGACTGAAACTGTAACCGGAAGTAATTTTAAGGGTGACGGATACTATGGAAGATCAGATGGTATTCATACTGTACAGTATGATTATGCAGGTCTTACAGGTTCGATCACTATACAAGCAACACTAGCCACTACACCAGCAGACGCTGACTGGTTTGACGTAGATACTGTAACCGTTGCTAATCAAACAGACGTTAAATATGCTAACTTTACAGGTAACTTTGTTTATATTAGAGCAAAACTAGTATACACAGATGGTACTGTAAACAGCATTAGACTTAATCACTAGGAAGTAGTATGGAAAATTTTATTAATGTTATTTTTGATAACAAAGAAGAACTAGATGATATTGTAGTATCAGAAGTAGCTACTATGGCTTCACCTGCATTGCTTGAAAGTGAAACAAATTATAGTCTTAATGAAAGCGAAGATGGAAAAACTGTGCTTACTGTAGAAACACATGCACAATTAGACGAAGAAGAATCAGATTTAGTTGCTGAAGATATAGCAAACAAATTATTTGATTTAGGATATGATAACTTTGATATTGAGGTAAGTGTATAATGCGTTACGGTCAGTTTAAATTAAGTGAAGATGAAATACAGGCTCTAAGACCTGCTGTTAGCCCTACTAAAGTTGAAGACGATGTAGATCAAAACTTAGACATCATTGCAACTGCCGCAGATAATGCTAAAGAAGAAAATCCTAGCATATATAAGAAAATTCAGAGTCAGTTAGAGAAACTACAACAAAAAGCAAAACAACTTCTTGCTAATCAAGGTAAAGAAGAGTCTGTTGAAGAAGACGTTGCTGTAGCAACTTCACCAATAGAAATGCTTATTGCAAATATAAAGCAAACCATTGATGCTATGTGTGGCGGGCAACCAATAAACGTATGTAAAAATCCTGATGCTATGAAATTACAAAAAGATATTTCAGCATTAGAACAAGCAATTCCTGAACAAATTAAACAGGAAAGAGGCGAAGAAAGAACGCAAACTATAAAAGATCTAAAAACCTTTAAAAGAGAATTAAGAAATAAATTAAAGTTACTTGTTAAAAAAGCAGAAGGTTTAACTCCTGAAAGCCAATTAGATAAGACTAATATGAGTGCTGTACAAAAAAGTATTTTAAATCATATGACAGCTATTATTAACACAGTTGAGGACAGAGATATTTCTCCAGAAACAATTAATAAGTTTTTAGATTATGCTATTGCAGGTCAAGTAATTGATATGAAAGGTTTAGTTGCGGCTAAGAAAGGTAAGATTGATGATCATATTAATCAAAATCTAGATCAAGACGTAAAAGACTTATTTGACGAAGAAATTAAAACAGCATTCTTTGGGTTTATTCCTGGCGGAACAACATCAGGAAATTATGGACCTGCTGAAGTAGGTTTAGCAATATTAGGTAACCCTGCTAAAAAAGCAGATGACAAAGGCGATCTAATAGTAGACGGTGTTGCCTTTGAACTAAAAGGAAGTGGATACAATAGTAAGCAAATGACTCCAGGTAGTTTATACGGAGCAAGGTTAAATTCAAAAGGAATTGGTGCTGGTACTTCTGGTTGGCAAGAATTAAATAAACAAGTTAAAAGAATTAATCCTAAAATAAAAGAAATTAATCCAAACGACGAAAAAGGTGCAATGAAAGAACCAGGCTACATGAGTGCATTTAACGTAATGACTTCAAAAGGTAAAGTATCTAAGAAACTTTCGAGTAGGTATAATTTTAATGCTAGTGGGTTAAAAGTTTTAAACAATGAAGTTCTTATTCCAAACGGCAAACCTGAAGATACTGTAGAACTTTTAGATGCAACATTTAAAAGTATTATTAATGGTTGGAAAAAAGTTAGTAATTGGAAGAAAAGAATTTCTGCAATGGTAGAACCTGATGGCAGTATTGACGTTAGTAAGTTTCAACTTAACTATTCTG